CAACAAGTAAGGGCAAGCCCATTGCTAAGTACGGGCAACGCTTCAACGTATGGGATATGAATACAGAGCTATCTAGTAAAAACAGATTACACCCTGCGCCATTTCCTGAACATTTAGCAAACGACCATATACTATCATGGTCAAATGAAGGTGATACTGTGTTTGATTGCTTTATGGGTAGTGGTACAACTGGAAAAATGGCTGTTCTTAATAACCGAAAGTTTATCGGGATAGAGTTAGATACTGATTACTTCGAAATAGGTAAGAAACGCATTGAAGAACACGTATTGCCTAATAAATAAAACAAAAAGGGAATTATTAAATGTTTAGTAAAATACTAAGGTTTTTCCGTTGTGAAAAAAGAGATAAACAAAGAAGAATACCAATCTGTTCTTGGTATTCTTCTTTGTTTAGGGTAGGCTTGGTACTCTAAGGACTAACTTAACCTACAGACTAATCATTGTATATACATTAAATAACGACATATAAACATTTTTGAGATAACCGATATGGCGGGATATAAACAGACAGTTAAAGACTTAAAACCACTATGCTTTTTAACGTTTGATGGTGACACGTTATACAATAGTGGTAATGGCGAATTAATTTACAAACATATAACTGACGAAAGCAACAACGGTCACCATGGTATATTGCAAACAAATGATGATTTGAAAAAAAGTTATCTAATGGGTCAACCGTCATTAATTGAGCGCGAAAATCATGCGGGTCAAGCAAGTATAACATTTGCGCCTTTTGGTTATGATTTAGATGATAGAGTAAACTTCCCATATGAGAAATCAATGGTTGAAGTATTACACGCTGATGCACTATTGTTGCCTACTGATTATACTTTAATGTTTAACTTCAACAAATATAGCAATGATAACTACTTGCGTAGCATCATGTGGGACGAAGCAACTAGTTCATACCTAAAGCGCAATTACTCAAATTCATCAACCTTTAAACGTACACTGATACGCAAAGGTCCACATATTGAAGTGGTATATGAGGATAGATATTACAGTAACAACAACGTATTAACCTTTACGTTTCCTGGGTACAAATACGAAATTGACATCGATAACATTATAGGTACCAACGGTAGTCATTCTAATTTTTACAATCACGTTTGGCATGTTGCTGTTACTCATAAAGTAATACGCCATAGTGGTAACTTATCACAGAACAGGTATAGGGTATATATTAGTGGTATTCTCATACACGAACATTTCACTGACAAGAGATTCAAAGCTTTCAGCGCAGAAAACGTAAGTCCTATAGAAATTGGTGGTAATAGAGATGCAAGTGACCCAAACTATCTAAACGATAGACAAACCACACCATTAAACATGGACCAAATATCTTTATTTGATAATGCGCTGTCATCATTCCAAGTAATGGATTGCTTTAAGAAAACTGTTAGTTACATTAAACTTATTGATAAGAGTGAGCCAACATTATATATACCATTTGATGATACAGAAGCAACCAACAATAATAATATGAGAATATTAGTTGGTAACAGTAGTTATTGGCGCTCAACATACAGTAATAATTATCCGTTTGTGCAGAAAGGAAAAATACTAAGTTCTAATAGAATTGGTACTGAGCGTGGAGTAGAATTTTTTAATGCAAACGCAAAAGTACAAGACACTAGATACAATTCTAATATCATAAACGCCAGTGGTGATTTTACAGTTGAGTTTTGGTGTAGTTTTACTGATATTGAGAGAAGTGTTCTAGTATCATGTCAAAGTAACGTAGCACCATTTAAGGGGTTATTAGTAGAGGGTAATCGTTATTTCAACGAAGATAGACCTGGTATGATACAAATTAGACTTGATGATACTAATTTTTTAACGTGCCCGTTATACAATGCCAAAGGTGGTAATTCATCTTACAATGATGGTGTGATTAGGCACTACGCTATTGTTAGACGCGGTACAGACTTTATGTTGTATATTGATGGCGTGGTTGTTAATACAGTAAGCGTACCAAGTGAAACATTAGTGCCTAACTTTGGTGTGCTGTATTTTATGGGTATGGGTCCAGGTGATACTAATTCAAATGGCGTCATGGGTCAATTTGTATTTTATACTAGAGCACTTGGCGCACATGAGGTATCAGCACGTAGCTTTTTTAACGTTAAGATGATTATCAAAGGGCGTGTAACATTACAGGGCACACCATATAAATGTGATATACGTATCTATCAACATGGTACTGGAGAACTGTTATACGAATATGAAAGCGATACAAACGGTGACTATGCAATTAACGTATACACCAATAACTTTGTTGATATCATTTTCTTAGACAAAGAAGATACAAGTATCCAAATGCGTGTTATAGGTCCAATTATCGCACACGAATATATTGACTATTGATAAGGGTTATCATGTATATTAGTATGAAAGAAACAACATACGAAAAAATTAAACAGTATATCGAAAGTTTTAATTATATTGATTATGATGAAACACGACTGTTTACTGATAGAACAGTAAGCTACCATAGCGATATCAAATTTCTACAAGGTGATTTTGCAAGTCAAATACAAACCATTACTGGTGAGAGGTTAGCATGCAAAAATATACAACTAATCGAACAATTTAAATACTTGCATGAAATTTATGCTAATTTTGAAGAACATGCATTAAGTGACCTACATGACTTGCGTGGACTTGATGTTTATAGTATAATCGACTATGTACTATATAGAATGAATATTAAAAATATTGATACGTTAACTTTAAATATGTTTGGTATAAGGAAATTAACACTTAATGAATATTAGTTTATTATTGAATGATATGTCAAGTGTCACAGGTGCGTTATTTTTGATTTTTGCTTATTGGAAAGTATCCACTGATAGATGGAGCAGTAACGATAAAAAGTTCTATATCGTTAACTTCATCGGTGCTGTATTTGCATTGATAGGTGTAATATATCGTTTTAATTTGAGCGTTATTATACTAGAAATAGTGTTTGGTTTTTTGAGCTTGCAAGGTTGGTTACGTGTTCGCAAACTTGAAACGGAACAATCGACATTGGTTGCTAAAAATAGTAATTGACCGTACAACATAATGGTGTATAATCAAACTTGTATTAATAACTAATACAAGTTTTTTTATTGGAGACATTTTATGAACCTTATCAATGTTGGCGGATATGATTTTATAATGTTATACACCAACAATGGGAAACGTGATAACTTTCTATATGAAGTACCTTATGACATTAGACAATCAGTATTAGACTTTTTTTACGCTGACATAAACGGAGAACTATTATGATTGAAGTATATATTTGCCCAAAAAACCACTATGTATCATTCTTAAAAGATAAGCTTACTGGTGATGTTGTAGTTTATCCAGAAATTGAAGTTGCATATTATGACTGGCATACATTCTACATGAACGAGAAGGATAAATTCACGACCGTAGTTACACAGTCAAGTGAATTTATTAAATTTTTGCGCACATGTAAAATTGAGTGTAAGGTTAATATGCTACAGGACAGTGACATGCTCGTAGACTCATTTACAGAAGTCAGTTTAAAAGAAGCGTCAATGGCACTGTTGGGTTGTTATGAGATGCTATCATTTCAGAGTAAAATATTTGATTAACATTACACGATGCATGTATAACTAACATAAAGGTTTACACTAGTACCAGTAGAAGTAATATAGTATTATACATACAGTATATCAAATATACTGTTTTAAGTTCAACGTCATTTATATAATGGAGCACAAAATGAGTAACGACAGGAAACTTGTACTAGAAGTAAACCATGCATACCCAATTGGTTTATTGGTAACAGATAATGCGGACATATTGTTGACAACCAACAATAATGCATATGAATTATATGACCACACTATTATCAATATCAACAAAACGAAATACCTAACCGTATACCTGGACGATAGTAAAACCGCACACTTTTTATACCCTATTCCAAACAGTGAAACGATGTTACCCATCGTTACTGAATACCTAAACGTATGGAACAAAAAAGCATTACTAGAAATTAAAAATAAACGTGAACGCGATTTCCTTAATAATATTGATTTCACGCTACGCTTTATTCGTAAGAACATTGATAACAAAAAGTACGAAACGCGTTTTAAAATATACCCGATTGAACAACCTGGTAATGAACGCCCAATCATACAGTTTGAAATAAACATGAATGCTCAGTATGATAAGTCTTTAAACCACAAGCGCTATTTTGACCTAAAGGATAAGTGGTTGAGTGAATACGTAGACGTATTCCCACAAGAATCATATTTCCTTAAAAATATTAACGTTGTATTCAAGCAAAATGAAGTCGCGTTATGATAGACGACAAACAACTAAGCAATACCAACTGAGAAATATTATGAGAAATTTAATACTAAAAACAATAGGAACTGTATTTTTAAAAGAAGGTAACGATTATAGAAACTTAAGATGTAGGTTTGAAAACGTTTACATTGACGAGTACGGTAATACTTTTACTGATGACTGGAAAATGCATTGCGAAATACGTGATACACGTTATGATATTGGACAACTTCGCTTGCCCGGAAATCAGATAACTATAGACCAAGATTTCAGTCAAGAATCAGAATTTACAAAAGAAGTGTCATCAGAGATTATTGAGTTTATGAATCTCAATAACATAGAAAAAATATCAGAAGTATTTGTTATTATGCATAATGAGTCAGAATACACTTTTTACTCTCAGAGCGCTGTAAAGGCATTTATCCTAGGTCTCAATTTAGGAAATGGTTACAATCTTTAATCTCATGACTAATGTATACCACGAACAAACGGAGCCAAACGATGCAAGATGATACACGAAAATGTACACTGGAAACATTAGACACGGAAAGTCAAAGTGAGATTTATCTATATGTGATTGATGATGGTTACGTTGTGTTTCGCACGCCAGAAAATTCATATAAAGTAGTGGTTAATCACGTTACCATTTCTGACGGTATGCCAGCACTTTATATATACGCTTGCGACGGTAGCAAGTCACCTTTTACATATGAACTTAGTGTTGAAGTTGTGCAAACTGTACGCGAATACTTTATCTATTGGTCAGATAACGCACTTGGTATTGTTAAGCAACAAAAGTTACAGAATTTCTTAGATTTCTGGGACTTCACTATTAATTTTGTACGTGATAATGTTGACGTAGAAACACTTAAACCAACGTATGAATTATATGCAAGTGACTATAGAGAATATGAGGGTGACTTAACGATACATTTTGAGGTTGCTATGGGTGGTAAGTATGTTGACAGTAACGGCGAACTTGATTATTATAGGTGTTTTGCGCTAAATGATAAGTGGCTGGATGAATACTTAGATTTAGCATTTCACAACGATTATAATCTGTTTGGTAAAATATTTATAGCATTTAGACCATAGGATATTATGAGAACTTTTTTAATACACAAAAAAGATAACGAGATAGAAGTACATCATTCAAGCAACAGTCATACGCGTGTATTGGCGTGTGCTGGTTCGTTTGATTACTTTGGTAGTGATGTACCACAATTGGAGTTTGAAACGGTAGAGCCAACGTTTATACGTGTTGGTGCCACCGATTACATGACGATTGATGGTATGACCCCTAAAGGTACTAGAATTAATAAAGTAGGACATGGATACGAGGCAGAGGTGGGTTATGTTGCCATGCCAGGTAGTGTTTTGCGCATGGTGATAGGCGATTATGAACTTCAATCGGACGATATTAGACGTAAAAATACTGAACTTACTAAAAGTAAAAACAATTTAACTAAAGTATTGAACGAGAGTGTAACCGAAATACATTCATTAAAATATGATAACAACAAATTAAAAGCAGAGGTAAATCATATGAACGAATTGCTTGTTTATTATGATACTGGTTTGTTAAGTCGCATAAAACGTTTTTTAATTAAATAGGTAATATTATGGAAAGTATATACACACAACTTGATGATGACATACACAATATACCTAACGTGTATAAAAAGAACGGTGCATATAATGGTTCCGCTCTTAACAGTAAAAAGAACAAACATATCATTGATAATGTTAAAGAAGTCACTGATTTCTTAAAAGACACTGTTAAGTTGGCTGAACGTATATATTGCATTGTCAATAAACTATACGAATATCCAACGTGTGCATGTGGTGGTAAAATTACACTATTCTATAACGAAGGTGGACGCAAAGAATATGCTGATTATTGTTCGCGCGGTTGCCCTGCTAAACGTTCAAATAGCGCTGAATATGCTACTGGTCGCACACCAACACAAGCGTCTAAAGATAAGCAAAAAGAAACAATACTTGAACGCTATGGGGTTGACAATTATTTTAAAGCGCCAGATTTTATCAAGGATAATTATAATGATGAACTAGTAGCTAAGCGCGACGCTAATAGAAAAATAGCAGTACAAGAAAAATACGGAGTGGATAATGTATTCATGCTCGATAATGTTAAGGAAAAAATAAAAGACACCAATATAGACAAGTACGGTTTTCCTAACTACGCACAAATTAATATGAGTGATGATACACTTGAAAAAATTAATTCATATGACTATACGAGTGGAGTTAATAAACTATATAATCCTAGTCATATAGGACGTATGTTAAGCGTGCATAGTACAACTGTAATGGCGTATTACGAGCGTCTCGATATTGTACCAATAAAACACAACGAAACAGCGTGTGAAGTGGTTATACGTGAGATATTAGATGCTTGTGGTGTATTATATGAGCAAAACTATACTAAGCTTTTAGGTGGTCGTAAACACGTTGACTTCTACATACCGTCTCACAAACTAGCAATTGAATGTAATGGTTTATATTGGCATAGTGAAGCCATTCGCACCGATGTTAATTTCCATCAAGAAAAATATGAATTATGCACACAACAAGGTATACAACTTATACAATTTTGGGAACATGATATATACAATAACACTGACGTCATAGCATCATTTATCAAGAATAAACTTGGATACAGTAAAAAAATATATGGTAGAAAATGTAAGACTATAAAGATTGACGCCAATACAGCATCGTTGTTTGTTATTGCCAATCACTTGCAACCGTTAAAAACCAATAGTATTCATCAAGCATACGGTTTATATTATAATGACGAACTATGTTCGGTTATGACGTTTAATAATACAAACAAGCCCATATTAAGTAGATTTTGCACTAAGAAAAATCATGTTGTTGTCGGTGGTTTTAGTAAACTATTAAAACATGTAATATCCACAAACAACTTCAATACAATCACCAGTTATAGTGACTGTATGTATAGCACCGGTAACATATACCATAATACTGGTTTCATTGATGTGACAAATAATGCAAGTGTATCTTATTACTATACTGATAACTTTACTAGTTTAGTTAATAAACGCGTGTTTAGAAAAGACAATATTAAAAAAATGTATCCAATGACGTATTCACCTAATAAAACAGAGCGTGAAATGACCGCGGAGCTAGGTTTTACTCGAGTTAACGGTTGTATAATTAAAACGTGGGTGCTTGAACTGTAAAGCGTAGTATAAAAAACCGTAATATATTCACCACATATTTTGTGTTAAAACTCTTGTATTATTACTCTAAATAACATATGATACGGTATTGTGTTGCTTTATATAAAATTTGAGGTTGTATATGAACAGAGTTGAAATTACTGCATTTATAAAAAATAATGCATATACTAGCAATGGTAGATTACGGCCAAATTATTTAGATAAACACCCATCTATAAAGACTGTGATATATGATGCGTTGCCTTTTATGCCGACAAGTGCTTATCAAAGCGATTATATAAAAGCATACATTAGTGAACTAGACACAACTAATAACATTGTGCTTGAATTATACGATACTAAGATAAAACCAAAACAAATAGCCAAAAAAACAAAAATAGATGATGAAGTGGTGTACGCAACATTAAAATACCACAATATAATTAAAGGTTTTAGTTTAAACTATGTTAGTAGCGAGCAAAAAGTCGTTGATTTGTATGATAGTGGGTTATCAATATATGATATTGCGAAACGTGTAGGTACTAGTGTTTCGCCAGTAAGACGTATATTAAAAGAAAATAATATCAATATGCGATTAACAAAAATGATAATTGATGAAGAAGCTGTTTTGTTAGAGTATGTTACCAACAAAAACACTATCGCTTATATATCTAAACTATTTGACTGTTCCGTTACAGTAATAAATAAGATTCTTATAGAAAACGAGGTACTTAAAAATAACCACCTATTAGATGCATCTGTCATGAACGAAGCCATTTTAGAATATTTAAGCGGTGTCACTGGAACATACGTAGCACTCAAATATAATGTATCAACAACTGCAATATATAAAGAAATGGAACAACGAGGTATGACTAGACGTTCTAGTACATATTACTCGGACACAGACATTGAGTTGATAATTAAAGATATACTCGATAAACACAACGTACATTATGTAAAAAATGATAGGGAACAGATAGGACCAAAAGAGTTAGATTTTTATCTACCTGAATATAATCTTGCTATCGAATGTAACGGGTTATATTGGCATTCATCTCATAATATGACCTCTGTTGATTGTCACTATCAAAAGTTTAAAATGTGCGATGATAAAAATATACAGCTCTTACAATTTTGGTGTAATGACATTAAGCAGAAGTATAATATTGTTGAGTCTATAATAAAAAATAAAATAGGTTTATCAAATAGAGTATTTGCTAGGAAGTGTGAAGTAAAGGATGTTGACGGTACAATGACCAGACAATTCTTAGTCAATAATCATATACAAGGGTACGCTACAAGCTCAATTAATAAAGGTTTGTACTACAACGATGAATTAGTAATGATTATGACTGTTAGTAAAAGCAGATTCGACAAAGGTTCTTATGAGTTAATACGAGTAGCAACTAAACTTGGCTTAGTAGTGGTTGGTGGGTTTAGTAGACTATTGGTTAATATAAGGCGTTGCGTTAACAGTGCTATCTTAACCTATTGTAATCTAATGTATGGTAATGGGAATGCATATTTAAAAAATGGTTTTAGGTATATTGAGGATACCTCAGTTGGATATTTTTATCATAACACTACCAACATCATTATTAGTAGGTATAAACTACAAAGTAAAAAGTTTAAAGACTCAATAGAATATGACTACAATATCAACGAGAAAGATAATATGTTAAATGCTGGTTATTACATGTGTAATGACGCAGGAAATAGAAAATATATTTTTGAATGATAAACATTCACTTGCCAGTAAAAAAGCCGTAATGTAATTTACGGCTTTTTGTTGAATAATGATTTATATTACAATTTAGCCTTACGTATATTAACCTTATCAGTAAGGCGCTGTATATCAAAGTCGTGTTCTACTTGACCACTAACACCATTAACAACTTCATCAATAGACATGGTTGTTATTTGTGCATCTGACAACTTGTTCATGTATCGTGTAGCTAGCCTATTACCTGTTGATTTTTTAGCGTTTAGTGACATCTGTTCGCGTGTATGTGTATGACTACAATGTGCTTTCATAGATAAACTAATCTGTTTTCTAGCATCATCATTCTCAAAACGCCTTTTGTTGGCAGCGCTTATCTTATCACGATATTCTTGGGTTGTGACACTCGCAGTATGATTGGCTTTATATTCTTCATTCTCAAATAATTCTATTGTTTTATTACTAGCAGCTTTTTTATATTCTGGTGTATTGTGAGCGTCTTTAAGTTTTTGTCTATAGTCATCACACGCATAACGCTCTTTTGCTGCCGCTGATATCTTATCACCGCTTTTACTTGCGCCTACTAAGCGTGCTTCATAATCACGTTGTTCTTGTTCTGGTGTTCTGTTTGCAATGTATCGGTTTCTACTATCAGACAGTTTTTCATTTCTTGCTACTTTTTGCTCAATACTCATTTCACTATGCCATTCAGTTACAGCACTTGATATAATAGAACTTCTTTGTTCGTGCGATAAATCCCATAATCCGCTTATTACTTGATTTAACCAGTTATCATTATTGGCAACATCTAAGCGCGTTAATACATTTTTTTCCCATGTAACAGCATCTAGTGAATTATCAAATACTTTTCGGACTTCGATAATATCAGGCTCTCCGTGCTCATTTCTATACTGTTCTACTATTCTGGATGAAGTGTAATAGTTAGTCCATAGGTCTGTTGGATTACAACCAATAGCGTATTTTACACCATAGTAATGTTTGTTTATTTTTGACCAGGCAATGTGATACGTGAATGGGATTGTGTTTGGAGTAGACATAAAAAATCCTAGTAAGCTAAATTGTATTAGTATTTACTAGGATTTTTTGGAGATTACGCGAGCTAGTTGCTGTTATTGTTTAAAGAGTAAACAAATGTTGACTAACATGTTGCCCTTGAAATTTTTAACTGATTTTGTAATATTCGTGGAGCCCCGTCTCCAGCACTTACTGGTTTTGATGTACCAATATTACCTACCCATAACATATTACCGCCAGTAGCAGCATCATATAAGCATACTGATGTAATTGTACCCCACGATGCGGAACCTGGAACATTAAATGTCAATTCTTTTAAGTTGCTGTATTCTAAGTTAACACCTGATGGTGTTGACCAATCGCTTGAACTTTGTGGGATAGCCACGCGAGCGTAGTTCGTGCTGCCATTGATTGTAACTTCTGTCCCGCCAGTACCGTCTAGGCTAGGAGAGCCGTTTGTGAACAAGGCTAAGTACAATGTTGTGGGTGGTGTCCATGCAACACCTTTTAATACGTTGTCTAAGATTTTAGTCTGCAAATAATTACTAGTCGTGGCTGATGCCATTGTTAAGCACTCCTTAAATATTGTTTGATTATATTAACAAATGAGCCATCAAGTATTTGATTTTCCCATAATGTTAAAGGCTGTATCCTTATTATATTTGTATTTACTTACTAATTATGATACAAAGTACAGTTGTTAAGTTTGATATGAAAGCATAACGTTTACTGCCTAGGGTGACAATAATAATGTAATTACTGCTAGTATTAAAGTCGGCGGTTCTAGGTACATATTGTAACCTTTTGATAATATTTTATTTACTTACAATAAACATTTGAGGTATTAAATTATGATTGGTTGCATATTTATATTATGTAAAAATTCACACAGTTAATTACCAGTGTAAGAATACAAAGTATAATGGATGTCATCAGAACATACTTATATTCATCATTATCTTTTAAACTAGTGTGTTTTACAGTTACTCTTAACCATGTTGTTAATAATAGAACTATTAACGTTGGTATTATTGTCATAATTTCAATTATTTGCATATTGTAACCTTTTGATAATATTTTTATTTACTTACTATATATTTTTATGCTAGTATTAACTTACAATAAACATTTGAGGTATTAAATTATGATTGGTGCAATATTTAAATTCTTTATGAACATGATTATCACGTTTATCGGTATTATATTCTTACTGTTTTTCTTTGCGGCAGTATGGGTCGAGGAACAAGAAGCAAAAAAACATACTGATGAAACTAGTGTTATAGTGGATAATGAGTAATATTAAACTAGATGTATTAAGTAATAATTCGACGCGAGCGTCTTCATCTTGCTTCGCATATCTAACTGCTGTCATATTAACTAACCAACTAACTAACTAACCAACTATTGGCACTTAACATTTGAGAGTGACCATACTTCTATACTATAAAACATTATACTATTTGGTTATGCTAGATACTTATATTATCAAACACACATAACATATATATATCCCGGAGGCATAGGGTATAGAGAATTTCTTAAGCATATTGTATAAATGATAGAATAACACCCCTGTCAAGCATTGTCAAGTAAAGATTTGTAATTAAATTATTATCAACTATTTTATTATATTTTCTTTACATCATATGATTTGTTTGCTATAGTTAAGAAGTAAAGCAATATCGCATTACATTTATTTTATTATTGGAGTTAAAAATATGAGCGTTTATGAAGTGGTTAATAACTATAATGGCTTTATACAAGAACTATTTAAAAACGGGTTTTATCCTTTTACTAACATGTCGAAAGATAAAATTGATGATAAACATTTTTACCGATTTGGAGCGGTTGGCTTTATTGAGCGTGATAACGAACTTTATTCAGTATATATTTCCTTGCATAACAGTACGGTTACTGGTGAGCCAGACTCAGTATTCATGTTTGAATATCCTGTTAATCAATATGGTCCTAGTCGTAAAGTACGTAAGGCTCATGTTAATCATTTAGGCCAATTAGCAAGTGAAGTTGTAAAAATGTTTGACCTCGTTAAATTAAATGTCGGGTTTAATAATATGGAGTTCATTACTTTTGAGCGCGTTGATAGTGCCATATTCAAAGATGATTATGGTGTATTACACAACAAACCGATTATGTATTGTGAACAAGAAATAACTCATTAAGTTTTAGCATTATCCTTATTCCAAATAGTTACTGTGTCATCATCTTTATAGCGCGGGACTATGTGGACATGTAAATGGAATACGGTCTGGTCAGCATCCGCGCCTTTATTAACAATTAAATTATAGTGTTTATAACCAGTTTCGTCTGCAATGGTTGATGCTAATTCAAACGCCACACCTGTTATGTGAGATTCTGTGCTTGCATCGTCAACGTGTATTACTGGTATAACAAGTAAGTGACCTGGTGTAATAGGGTCAAGTGGTGTGAAAGATAAAAAGTCAATACCTTTTAGTTTGTGTTTTTCGATGTTACTTGCTTCTATTTTTGAGTGGTCGCAAAACACACAATCCTTTTTTACAGGCGCTGCCTTTACTTCATCAACTGTTAAGAACTTTTTATTATATTCAGATTTGACCATATCGTCAAATATCTTGATACCACCTCCATCAAAAAGACCAGTACCTTTTTTCTCATTTAGAAACTCGTTAAAATTCATCATCATTTGCTCTCATTTATTATGATTTGTTCAAACCAAAACGCTACTGGTTCGTCTGTTACTTCTACTTGATTGTATCGCTCAGCGAACTTAAAACACGTTGAGTTCTCACGTAACGATTTTATGCGGGCCGCTATTCTTTTTCTAAAATCTTCTATGGTTGAAGTGCTTTTATATATATTACAACTCGGACAGGATGGTGTCATATTCTCAAATGTGTCATTTTGCGGGTTTTTACTTTTACCTACGTCTATGCTAGTCAGCTTACCATCAACAACCTTAAACTCACACAGTCTATGTAAAGGCTTCATATGGTCAGCATGCCAACCTTTTTGTAAATCTGTACCGCAATACGTACATTTACCACTGTACTCACGCTGTTTTTTAGATAATGCCATTGTTACATCCTAGTTTAATTTAATAAGTGATGCTTTGTGTGTAGATACACCACCACTTTTATATAGTGCTGAGGAACCACAGGTATTTGAAAATGAGCTACCTGTTTTTATTTTTGTTGTGCTACCAACTTTCACACTGTAATTTTTACCAATAGTAACGTCCATGTTACCACCAACTTCCAACGTATAGTTACCTGCTATGTACTCTCTAACGTTACCACCAACCCAAATACTTTGATTATCCGCAACAATCTCGTAGTCGTCTTTAACTGATTTACGTACAAAGTCACCGTCAGGGTAAAACTGATAGTATGTGCCGCTTTTATGTCTTACGTGAATACGTTCTGCGCCAGGTGTATCATCAATTTCTATAGTGTGGTTTGCGGTTGTTTTGGTTACTTTGTTATTTGGATATTCAGCACCATACGGACTACCTGGCTCATAACCAATAGCGTTATTTTTGATAGTATTGGTGCCTCTACTCAATTCACTAACATCTAATTTGTCGTCAGTCTTAGCAGGGAAACTAAACAGCACCATTGGCACGTTGTTAGCTTTACCATCAACAAAAAATCCAACAATTTGACTACCAACCACGAGCGCGTGCGGAAGTGTACCAAGTTCACTTGTACTTGCGCTGTCAGTAGAGTTTGCTACAATAGCCCAAGGTAGTTTTTCTTTATTCACTGTCCCTTCAGCAGAATGCTTCCCAAACACTTGTACTTTTACACGACCTGATTCTAAAGGGTCCATTATATCAACAACTTCACCCATAAACCAGTGAAATTGTCCAAAACCAAATTCGTTATTCATATATAGATTTCTCTTGTAAAGTGTGTATGTATCATATATAATATTTACTAACGTAAACTATTGGAGTAATTATTATGAAAGATATATTAACAGAGCATTGCATAAGTCAAGATAGTTCTATTACTATTAAAGGCACAGACTGTTTAACAATATATATGTTCGTGGTGCACGGGTATGATGATACGTCATCATTAAAAATTGTTATTCATGATGCTTCATATGACACGGATATATACGACGAAATTGTTAGTGATAATGTTAAAGACATTCGCGATTTTATGAATAAATCATATCCACTAACATTAAAAGAAATTATTAAGGCATCAGTTGTTTCTTTAAAAACAATGATTATACGTAAGCCTTTATAACTGGAATAAAAGTATGAGTGACTTTATGTTAAGCGGAACAGTAAAAAGTAAAAAACTTAGAACGTTTAGAGTAACAACCAATGATGATTGCGAAGGTAAAACATCAAAACATATTGGTTATTTTAAAGCGTTTAGTTTAGAACAGATAGCAGAATACATTGTGGAAAACGATATACAATATACCTATGATTATTACATTGACACAGTAGACGTAATTGACGTATCACACAATGAAGTAATATATGTTGCATCAGCAGTCCGCGGACGATATGGTAGAATAGATGTTGTGATACGTGAGAGTTTAAAAAAAGAATACCAAGCCACTAAAGGTTTAGCAAAATTAACAGTGGACGAGAAAAAGGCGCTGGGTCTTTAGTATTGTTTGCAATATACGTGTATATGTGTTACTATTATATCAGTTAGTTAAATTTACTTAAACTATTGGAGTTATTATGTCGTATTCAATTCATCAGTTAGAAAATATGGACAACCTTGAGTTATTAACTTTAAGCGAGCATAACCCTGATGATAAAAATATTCAGAAGGCTATTGCTTATAAGTTTGCTGAGTTAGTCAATAACCAACGTGACTCAGTACCTTTACCTCATTTAAAGTATCTTTAACTCGTGGTAAAATCACAATTCCCAGCAGAAGACTTTTTAGAGGACACGATGTCAATCACTAGACTGTTGACAGATAAATCAACATTAAAAAAAGATATGGTTGTTTATGCAGAGGGGTTAAGGGATGCCTTGAGAAGTATACAGGATGAGCAAGTAGGGTCAACCGAATATGCTTACGAAGTGGCTAATAATGTTGAAAACTATTAAGGTATAACTAATGAAAAACAATATCAAAAGCGAGAACAACAATACCCGTTTTAATTCATTATCTATTGGATGTGAGGATACGTTGCAACTTGATATGTATGTCACACACGAGCATGATAATGAAAGTAATTTTCAAATTCAAATATACGATAAAGTGTATCAGGATATTTTATATGATGAAATGTTATCAGAAAACGCACGTAATATCCGTGATTTTATGAATAAGGCATATCCACTATCGTTTCGCGAAGTTGTAGGTGTAGCAGTCGTTTCACTAAAATCAATGGTTGCGCTGAGGGGTTTATAATGAGTCTTTTTGAAGAAAGTAACAAGGTATTCTGCCTCTCGGAACCATTGATTTTTGGCATGCGTAAGGAAACCATATCAACAGAAGGCTTACTATGAAACATTTTTTTATAACTACTAAAATAGAGGGTAATGTCAGTATTGAGGAACACGGACGATATGAATTTTATGGCAACAAGGACGTAAAATACACACTAAACAGCGCTAAAAAAGAATACTTAACTCGATTAAAAACACTGTCAAATGAGCTAATTCAAGCCATAGACTACATTGAGAACGATGAAGGTGCATACATACCACCGGTACTATTAAAGTCGCAACATGGCTGTAATAACCAGGATATTGATGATATGTGTAACACAACGACCTTTAGCGAAATAGGATAATAGTATGTCAAATGTAAGAGATAGTATAGTAACCGATATTGACCACGATTTATATATATTAAGAGACAAGTTAAAGCAGGAAGACGATAATGATTATATTGCATTCATGCGTGGTAAATAGCAGCGCTTGATACTTTACGCACAAATATATTAAACGAATATTAAAGGACAAAACATGTACACTGAATCGGATTTTTTATTATTGGATATCGAACATCAACTATCAATAGTACATAATTTATTACAAGAAGAAGAAGATGTAGTACGAATTTCATTTTTGCGAGGTAGATTGGACGCATATGAACAGATGCAACGCACGGTGTTACGCAAATATCAAGTTTAATTTGACAACTTTATAGTATACAGTTACAGTTACTACCTATTAAGACATTTAACTACCGAAATCATTGGAGTTATTATGAAAAATACAATTACTAATATTATGGACCCGTACTATACTTGTGCTGATGGTTTAGCTATACTTTTAAAAATTAGAGATGAATTAAGCGGTATGTATAATAGTGTTAACTCTGCTAAGATTTGGCAAAATGTAGAAAACCGCATTATAGAAACCGTATCAGAAGACGAATGGTTTATTATTGGTTGTCTATTGTTTAATGATGACCTAACCGACGATGAATTGTATAATGAATTTTTTAATACGGGTCATTACAACGGTATGGTAGAATTTATCGCCAATCCTGACGTTGTAATGGAACAAGTTTTTAATATTGTCGGTCACGGATAATTATTGGAGTTTATTATGAAATTTTTAGAAAGTTACTTTGTTATCGTCACTGGTTCAGAAGACGAGCGTTACGTCATTGTTGACAACAATGGACATTATGATTTATGTTCGCTCATACCTTGTGATTTAAGGTTTGAAAAGTTGAGTGACGCATATAAGTTATTACTTGATATTAATAATTCTAACATGTTCGATTTTACAACATTAAGAATTGTACAAGTATCATCAAATATTGTACCATTATAGATTGCTGCCAGTGTTTAGTATCAATGGTAACTATAAGGATTTAACATGAAACATGCAGTATGTGTATTAATTGTAGATGATAACGGCGAAGTGTTATGCGTCTCACGTAAAGATGATTTGATGGATTGGGGTTTGCCTGGTGGTAAACTTGATGATGGTGAAATGTCAGTCGTAGGAGCCATTAGAGAAACTGCTGAAGAAACTGGTCACAAAATAGTCATTGATAATATCGATGAGTATTTTATTGGACGCTGTGGTGATTATAATGTTATAACATATAGAGCAAGCATAGTTGAATATGACTTCATTAAAATCTCACAAAAAGAAACTGGTGCAGTTGCGTTTCTTGACCCAAGTTATTTATTAAATGGCTCTTTTCGTAAATATAACGAATATTGCTTGTCATTTTTTAATGTTAAAACAAAAGAGGTATATGATGAAACAGATTGACACTAATCCAGTTAAGCGTAATATGGACAAAATGCATAAACCAGTTGAGCATAGAGATAAGAAAAAAGATGCTAAACGAGGTTATATTAAGAATCAAAAGTAGTAATAGTTAAGTGTTTTTATGTTATACTAAATACATATTCAAACACTACTAGGATATGACAATGATTACATTTAGAGAGTTTTTAAACGAGGGTACTGATAACCACCCATTTTTCATGCATGATGTTTTGATTCCACATAAAGCTAAATATGATATAATCAAGGCGGATGGTACACTTACTAACCCTAAAGATTTGGGATGGGGTAGTCCCAATTTGACTGCTAGTGACATGCCTTATTACATTGGTACTATTGGATACCGAGTTGTCGGAAAAGAGGTAGGATACGAGTTATTCGAATTAAATGATTATGACAAAAAAGAATTTGGTAGTAGTAATGTATTTATGGTGTCTGGTGAAAGAATGATACATCAAACCCGCACTATTGTTAAAATCAAAGGTCAAAAAATATATTTCATCGACAATGAAGCTTATGAGAATGGTGAAATAAAGTTTGAAAGTAGAGGTAATAATATTGTTCGTATTAGACTTAAAAACGAGAAGTATAATAAAAAAATCGCTGATATGGTAAGTTAACAGTACAGTTACAATTACAACTTGACCTTACCTATGTATGTTGCTATAATGTTTATGTAGGTTGGGAAAAGAGGTGTTTATTGCCACTCAACAAACAAACAAACAAACAAACAAACAATTAATTATATTATTGGAGTTTATGTTATGAATATGTCAGAAATGAATTCAACACCATTTTTTAACTATGCATTACGTCCGGATATTGAGCCAGAAGCGCTCAGTTCAGACCACGAGAAAGCAGACGCGCTTAAAAAACTAGTACGTAAGCAAAAATCGGTTTTCTGTTTTGTTGGTGATAGTGAAAAGCTTGTAATAATTGTTGGTTGTAAGAACAGAACTAGTAACGATGACATTGACCTTTTTACTAGTAAAGATGACGATGGTTGGACAGTTAATCAACTTCAGCCTATCATTGAGTAATTAATAGGAGGTCATATAAGCGTTGGTAAAAGTTGTATTGTTTCTGATGCAATATATGATTGGTTTAACAATAAACGCGAGTATTATATTTTTAACTAATTATAACAGGATTTATATTATAATTTTACTTTATTATTAAGTCTAAGTAACGATATACCTGCACCAATCAAGTGCAATGAAGAATATCCTGAAACATGGTTTAATCATACACTTGTTAAATACTCGAGGCTGGTAGCATGGTTTAAAGAACATGCTGTGTTAATTGATAGTAACTTTGAAAATGACGGTGAATGTCATTTGGGGTTCGACTCCCACGCAAGCCGCCCATATTTAAGTTGTAATATAGTTGACAAGGTATATTATTTTTGTTATACTATTTTAGTAAGTTAGAAGTTTAGCAGTTAATTATATTATTGGGAGTTTATTATGTCAAAAGAAATAACGTACGGTTACTTTTTTCTACTTGGTGGATTGACTAATCCTAAATGTAGTACACGGTCTGTTTATAATGGCGATGTGTATATGTACAGAAGATATTTTAAAATGTTTGATATTATTGCGTAAATACAATTAAAAAAAATCATGTGCCCTTAGTTTAGCGGTCTAAAACACACAGCTCATAACTGTCGAGAGCGTGAGTTCAAATCTCACAGGGCGCACCATATATTTATATTATTGGAGTTACTAATGAAAGATTTATTATTAGAAGTAATGAAGCTCAATAAAAATAACAAACACTGGACTAAAGTGTTTACAACAGAACATCCTATGTTGTATCTATTCTCACAAAACTATTACATTAAGGTTTATGAGAAAGATAGTGATACCGCGATACTTGGCGCTATAAGTACAATTAACGATAAGTTGTTAGACACTATACATTGCCATACGGATGTAGACGCTGTAAATACAACTATAACAGTGCTTGTACATAGACAAAAAAGTATGTTATGATAAGCATATCAATTAGATGTTAAATTAATTTTTATATATTATAGTAAGTACAAGTAAAAAAAGAATATGGAAGTCAGGCGAATACGGTTTGTCGCACCGGACTGTAAATCCGGCACTCACCATAGTATTTGGGTTCGAATCCCAAGGCTTCCACCATTTACGGGTCTAGCTTAATTGAATAAAGCGGCATACTATGGTGTATGTAGACATTGGTTTGATTCCAGTTACCCGACCACTTTTAATAATAGTAGGAGATATACAATAATGAAAACGTTTGAAGAGTATTTACAAGAAAGTAGTTCACGTGATGGGTATTTTGGTGTCCTGCCACACCAGGTGAAATACCGTTACTTGATGTTGTTCAACGCGTATTGAGTCAAAAGAATATTGATTTTACAGTTTTTCCATCGCGTGGTCTTGGTGATACTTTTATTACAGTTGAATACACACAATATAATGAAGCGTTAGGTATTGTTGATAAAAAACTTGCTAATTTTGAACATTTAGGTAATAAAGGTCGTGTTATTGATACCGTGGTAGTTCGCACATCGCAAGACTCACGTATTACTAATGCTGTTTCATACACTGCTAAAAGTTCTGGTAAAGGTGTTACTAAAAAAGTAACTAAGTAAATGTTTAATACGGTCATGTAGGTTAAGACTAAAGTTGCAATTGATACTTAAAATCCTACCCTAATACACTTCCATAGCTCAGTTGGTAGAGCAGTAGCCCGATAAGCTATTTGTCCCTGGTTCAAGTCCAGGTGGAAGTACCACTTTACATAGATGTTTTAGGGATGCGTTAGTATAAGAAATCATAGTATGCGGAATAATTAACCATTACATACTAGGATTGGATATTAGGCGTTAATGTCTGTCTGTTGTACACCAGAAACACATTAAACTTGAGCTTATTACAACATTACTATGATGGTAGTGGAGATGTTCCAATATGACGGGCACGCATCCTTAAAACATTTACTTTTTATATTATTGGAGTTATATATGATTTATGTTCTACTAGTTATTTTTATTGGATTTTGTATTGCGTGTTTGGTAACTTTTATGCGTAGTGAAAGACCCTCAAAAGTTATGTGTAAAAAACATATCAGCAAACAGATTGCTAAGGTTTTGAAAAAAGAACAGAAGTTTGCCAATGCTGCTAAACGCGCTAAAAATAAAGGAGATTTTAATTTAGTAGCAGTTCATCGCTTGAATGAAAGTATCTTCTTTAAAAAGCGTAGAGAGTTAGAAAAAGATTTAGATTCAATGATGTAACAATTATGGAAGGTAAACCAACGAGGTGTTGGAGCCGCCTGCTAAGCGTACTGTCTGTAACCGGATACATTTCGATTATGTTGCCTTCCTCCATATTTAGGATTATATTATGAACGCTCTATTGTTACACGTTAAAAAACTTGTAAATACTATCAAAAAGCGCTATGATAAAAGAATGTATTGCGTTATTACTACGCCATTAAATACTTATAGAGGCGTTGATTATAGTTCATTACGTGTTACAGTTGATACTTTGCAATTTGACTATTACGGTGCTACTGTATACGTAAGTAATGACACCGTTAAGATTAGTTTAATACACAACCAAAGGAAATAATATAATGCTATCGTTTGAAGAATATATCAATGAAAGTAAAAGTGCAAAACTAGGTCAGGCTGACAAACTGTCAAAGGCAAATGAGTTTAAAGATGAAGTTCGTTATACTGCCACTGTTGGTGATGATGAATATGAAGTATTTGTCGCTAAGTCAACAAGTCTTGATAAAAGTGAAACTCTAGCTACACTTAAAACTAAGAAAGTTGCTGTTAATCGCACAACAAAGAACAATATTACAGTTCGATAATTAATAATGCTTAGTAGCTCAGTTGGTAGAGCAGTAGACTGTTAATCTATTGGTCGCAGGTTCGAGCCCTGCCTAAGCAGCCATTTTAAAATTAGCTTTAGGTAACGATGTGTATTATGTTTTAAGGCACACCCTAAGGACAATGGTTCTACTAGTCCCATGTCTCAATACTAGTAATTACGCTGGAATAGCTCAGTTGGTAGAGCAGGGAACTTGTAATTCTCAGGTCGTGAGTTCAAATCTTACTTTCAGCACCACATATTTATATTATTGGAGATACATTATGAAATATGCAATCGAAATTGTTAATGCTTTTATACAAGAGAAAAAAGCAACGTTGAGTGATATTAAAAAACACCCAATGTATAACAGAGGTAATCACGATGTTAGTATTACCTTAACCGTCAATGTACGAGAAATTGAAAGTCAAATCAAAGTTTTACAGGACGTTAAAAAGCAAATGCAATTGACTGATAAAGTATCCGAGTAAAGGCGTAACCTTAGGTGTCGTGGCACGGAGTTGATGCGCCTTGCTAGTCAAGGAGAAAGAGAGTTCCTAACCTATAGTAAAGTGAACTACGCACTGAACACCGCTTATACTTAATGGTATAAGCGGTTTTTTATTGGTTATTTTTAAAACTAATTGACAAGCGTGTCATATATTGTTATAGTTAGTACGCAGGTTAGGAGATAGGCACTTAAATTATATTATTGGAGTAATTATTATGTCAAACATTAAAAAAGTTCACTTCGCAGAATTCGTTTTAAATATTTTAGACGTAGAGTTCAATACAGCTGATATCAACATTGATAAAGATGGTAGAGTTATTGACATTGATATTAATGATATGAGTATCCTAATGTTGTTCTCAAGTGATATGAAAATCGTTAGACAATTCCACGTTATGCAAAATGGAGAGACATTTTACAAAAAACGTAATAGTCCAGTTAGTGCATTACTAAAAGACATTGACGAAATTCATTCTGTATTGAATATTGCGTAGCATTGTTTACTTTGACACATCTAGTCTATTAAACTAGTTTTTTATATAAGGATTATAATATGGCAAGCGAGAGATATTTCCACGTTGCATTTACTACTGATAACACACGTGGAGCAATACAATTTAAAACGGACAACTACCAATACGTTAACCTAAAAGTATTGACCAAACATATAGAAACTGATTTTTTTAAACATGGTATGCAAGGTATGTTAGTTATAACAAATATATTGGAGTTAGATAAAAGCGATTATATGGACTTTATGCGTTAATAGGAGTAAAAAATGAGTAATGAAATTATTGATAAGTTAGTTATCACTGATGATGACCAGAATAAAATGGTAGTAGAAAACCGCGTGATTGAAAGTGAAGATTTATTAGTTATTAATGTTGGCAGCCAATCAATTTATCTAAGTGAAGATGCTGATATTATTGCAATTATTCGATATGCGGCAAAACACTTAACAGTAAGTGAACCCGTACATACATGCAATAAAACGTCACAATATTCATATCCAGCAACGTTCCAACAAGAAAATGGTGTATTTGCGGTAACGTTTCGTGATGTTCCAAGCGCTATAACACAAGGCGATACGTTTATAGAAGCTGTTGATATGGCACAAGACGCGCTGTTAGTAATGTTGATTGGCAAGACTGATATGCCGCGTCCTAGTATCCCAATCAATGGCGATGTCGTTATTACTATTACATTATAAGGGCGCGGCATGCGTATATTTTGGGCGGTGCTTTACATTGCAATATATACATGCTAGTATTAAACAATAAATTAAATCATTTGGAGTATTATGAATACGTATATTAGCATTTACCGTACCGATGCGCAAAAACAGGATAACAAACACGTGCAACTAACAACAATACGCGAAGAATATAAAGACCATATCCTAGAGCTAAAACTTGTCATTAATGGTATTGTACAATTGAGCGGATATGCCAATTCAAGTGACACTATTTTGACAGTCCAATATGACAGTGCTCACTTTAGAAATCACGGACTAGTATCAAAGGTTGCACCTCATTTCTATATGAAAGATGAAGACCCGTATCAACATTATATTAATATTGCTGATATACCAAAACCATTAAAAATATATGTTGCTAACTGGCGCACTGATAAAACATCAAAACTTATATACGAAGATAAAGAGGATTTCTAAATGCGTCAAACACTAACTTGCAAATATTTAGGGGATAACATGCTAAACGATAAAGTTATATATTCAATATCAAAAACAGGTAAGTTACTAGTGTGGTCGGCTAGTCTTTCACAGACACCAAACGTTGACGGATACTTAGAAATTGAAGTAACATCTGGTCAAGATACGGGTAAGAAAGTTAATAAAGTCCGTCATGTAAAAGGGGGCAAGAACATTGGTCGCAGTAATGAGACTACACTACATGAACAAGCGTATATTGAACTAGAACGTTTATACACTAAACAGCATGAAAAAGGATACGTTGACAACAGAGAAAAAGTATCAATGGATAAGAAAGTAGGTGATGTACCAAAACCTACGTTGGCTGATAAGTATCCTGATAAGGCGCATCGTTTACCAACTAATACTGACCATATTGTAACACAACCAAAGATTGATGGTGTACGCTGTTTTATCACTAAAATGGAAGATGGTAGTTTGCGCTTTACAAGCCGTAGTGGTAAGCCAATCCCTAGCGTTGACGTAATTGTAAACGATGTTAAGGATGTTCTACCTGTAGGTCATATTATGGACGGTGAGCTTTACATTAAAGGTTATGAATTACAAGATATTGTTAGTGTAATTGCACCAACCAAAAATAGAAAATTAGATGAATTAGAGCGTGTTGAATTATACTGGTATGATTATATCCCGTTAAACGGCGAATATTTAACATATGTAGAACGATTCTTAGATAACAAATTGACATTTGCAGATAGTTTAGTGATTAAAAAACTTGAAAGTGACGCATACGACGTATCTACGCTTGAATATAACTTTGAGAAATACCTAGCCGAGGGGTACGAAGGTTTGATGATACGCGATATTATGGCGCCATACCATTTTGGCAGACGTTCTGCGTCATTATTAAAGTACAAGAAAATGCATACTGACGAATTCCGAATTGTTGATATCATTGAATCCACACAAGATGATACTCCACGGGTCGTTTGTGACTTGCGTAACGCCAAGACTGTTACAGTGCGTATGATGGGCGACAAAGAACATAACTTGGAATATCTCAACAACAAAAAATTATACATTGGTAAGTGGTTAACTATCAAGTATCAGACGTGGACTAAAACAGGCTCATTACAGTTTCCAGTAGGAGAAGGTATACGTGCCGGTGAAGTTGTTGATGGTGCGTTTATACCGTCACTATAGGAGTATTTTATGCGTGCACATACCTTTTTGATTAGCGATTAAATATATAAAATATATGAACAAACTACAATCAGGAGAGTATTATGAACGAAACAACTATTGCGTCGATGTTAGTTATTTTTGCGGCTTTTTAATGTCGCCATCAAAAACAGTGTCTGAGTTTTGCATTGATGACGTCACATACGTTACTACACTTTCTGGTATTACTGCTAAGCTAGACAGTAAAACTAGTAAAATTATTAAATGTACTGGTGATAACTAATATGAAAATATTTTTATACTTGTTTGTGTCGCTCATTTTAATATCGTGTTTAAAATTACCAACGGTAAAAGATGGTACTAATGACGATTTTGGTTTTGCTGAGGCGTGCTATGATGGCGTAGTGTATTTGAGTAATACATTATTTGAAAGTAGCACAGTTAAGTTTAATCATAATGGATTAGTGGCAACAACGACAAGTGACGGAAAAGTTTGCAAACCACATTAAAGTAGTCTATAATACTAAGTATAAGTTAATTTAATTATTGGAGTTGTTATGATTAGTGTAAGTGATTGGGTTTATTATGTTTCACCTAGTAATGGTGTTACGTTGGAATATGTGCTTGTACGAGGTGATGGTGCGTTCCAGTTAGAGTATGATTCTACAGGTGTTGTTTTTGATGATGATGGATATATTAATATCAGTGATTTATTACCGTCTTTCATCCTATCAACTGTTGATAATTACCATACTCTTGTTAAACTATATGGCGATAATGTTGTGCCTAAACCTATGGTTAAGCTTAACAATAGAGAATTTATAGAACATTTATGTTTTACTAGAAATCACGGTGTTAGATGTCTTAATAATGATACTAATGAAATAGTTAAAATATTCTCAGTTATCGTCGATGTTGCAGTATCGAATAACCATAATTACACATTGGACAAATTGACACCAGTAGACGATAACAACGTACCGATTAAAAGTGTAACCAAACAATATGGAGGTGTGTAATATGTTACTGTCTAATGCATTAAATTCAACCAACGTATACGAAGCATATATAGAATATATTAAAGGTTTCGTTGCGTGTTTTAACCTAAACACTAATAACGTTAAGTTGACACACGATATACACATGTTTAAAATATCAGCAATTGACGGTAAATCTTTTATCAATTGCAATATGCCAAAAACTGATAATGATAATGGTTTTTACAAGATTAAAATTTATCGTGAACTTAACGGTTTAGATGAATCAACAACGCTTCGCGTTAAGTCAATGTCACACTTCTTTACTATGATTGACTTACGCGCATACTTACACCATGCTTACATATTATCATTAGTTAAAGACATGGTACACGTTTAATTATTGGAGAATATTATGAAATTTGACGATGCAAGATTTATCACTCAATATGTAAGAAGTGCTTGTATATATCACGGGTATACGATTCTACAGGACGGTAAAATTATTGACCCAAAAAATATTGTTGTTGATGACGAAGGTATACGTATTGTTGATGACAATATAACTCACGTCCTGTTTGTTAATGACGCTGATGAAGACGAAGGTTTGTATTGTCATAAGGATGTATGGGTTAATAGAACCTTTGTTGAGGACAGGTCATTTGTAAAAAATGTTGATATTAAAGATATGATAAAAGGATTAGTATAAAAAGCCCTTCTAAATTGAAGGGCTTTTTTTATTGAAAGTGTTATTAGTATGTGCGGTTAATACGCTGTGAACTTTCCAATGATAAGAAATACCTATAGTTGAACGTTACGTTGATTGTCAGTAAGTTATTAGTATTACCATACGATAACTCAACAGGTGATAGATTAGTAGGGTATGCTTGTATAAGCTTAATACCATGAACATCCTCACCTTCATCATTAATAATGTATAAGTTAACGTCACTAGTATATTCGTCGTAATAATTAACAGTGTTATCACTATAGTTCATGATAGCAGCTTGCCATGTCTCAAAATATTTTAAGCTGTCCATTGTTGCGTCTGCGTAAAAACTAAACGTTACTGGCTCATATGTTATACCGTAAGGAACTTTAAACTTAATATTATTTTGAGTTACTTCAAACGTACTAAAACCTCTACTCGGGATAGACATGGTATGGCATTTTATTGATACCGAATCCTTAGCGTTTAAATCACGTTCAACACCCCTAATGCTACCCGCACGGCTGTTAGCGTCAACCATGTTACCCACAGCGCCTCTTGGGAGCGACATTTCTATTCTGTACTTTGTTGGTTTAGCTACACCGTTCTCAAATGCTGATATAAATGACCATATATCAGCATTTGATTCACGTTTAATCAGTTCGTTAGTCTCGCCCGTAAAATTGCTAAAATTAACACCGTCACGCCCGATTATATTGGACACTAGGTTATATAGCGATATACCATTTGACACCAAATTTGATGAATTAATATTTATCATATACTACTTCCGTTTATTTTTGACACCAAAAACCTTATCCCATTTCTTACGCGCTTTTTTAACCTTTGTACCTTGTGCATCATTCCAAACTTGCTGCTGGCTTGCTTTCTTAAAGTCTTGTAGTGGTAACCGACCTACAGTAGTCCAAAAAGATGGTTTAATGATAGCGAACTTACTTCTAACGTGACTTGTCAAATAATGCTTGTACGTATGTCCAAACAGTGATGAATCGCCATAAGCGACTAACAAAGGCATAACCTTTTTAATATATGCCTTTTCGTCATCGCCAGCATCCTTTTTCATTTTGACCATTTCTTTAATAAGTTTTTTTCGTATTGGTGGTGGAATGTAATGCAGATTAATGCCAAAAAAGTTTTCACCATTCTCAATCTTGACCATTAGCACAAGTGGATTAACGTCATAATAAGGCAGCACGTTATCATCATCTTTCCATTTAGGGTCGTACTTAAACAGTGCTATCTCACCAATTGGTGGATATTTTTTAGTTGATACGTCAACCATACCGTCAGGTATTTTACTAGCTATTTTCTTAACGGCACCTTTAAACCACTCGACAGCTTTATTATCGTCTAATACACTCATATGTTGCATTGCCTATTATGTTGTGTTACTATTATTTAACAAGTTATTTATCACCTTATATTCATTGGAGTTTATTATGGAAATCAATATTACAAATATACGTACACACGTTGACACTTCAATCTTACCTAATAACAGTATTACTCACTTTGAGTATGGTAATTACACAGATGATAATTACGTTGCATTTTTCTTATGTAAAAGTAATGATGGTGTGCTTAGTGGTGAGAATAGTCCAGCTGACGCGGTCAGAGACGATGATGCGCAATATATCACACCCGATAATATTGGTTATAACAGCCCATCAAAAGACGTTATAAACAAGTATAATGAAAGCACAAATAAATGGGAATATGTGGTTAATGATGTTTATGCATACTACAGAATATTTAAACTACTATCCTTTAATCACAAACACACTTTTATAATTAAACTTATTAATACTGACATATCGGGTTTTGTTACATTAGACGATATACCATCAAATATTGTTACTAATTCATATCATAGTTTTAAAACCTTCACTGAGCTTAGCTTTTACTTGAACGAAATTAAAAATAACGCTCAACTTGATTATATCCGCTTAACACACAAATTGTATACTTTGCGCAGTCAGTAATGTACGTTTAAATGTTGCGTGTGGGGTGTTACTATATAATGGACTGTACTATGCCACAGCCCGCCAAATAATTGCAATGCTGACCCATAAGGGCTATGAACAACATGAACTATAAAGATGATAACGATATTAAAATTGTTGATTACCTACATTCTGTATGGGATACACAAATTACATCAGAGGAAAATAAAGCATGGTATTCGCAGTTTAAAGATGAATTTAAAAAGAGAAACGTGGCATTCATTGATACTATACGAGAATGTGGTTCATTTATGTTCGTGTTTAATAGCGCGTTAGAGGTAGATAGTATACAACTGTATGAATATCGTTGCAAACCTAAAAAATATTATTGCAACGATATCGAAATAACAGTAGAACATCTTATACACATAGCACATCTAGAAATAACTGGTATGTTATCGTCTACCCCTCAAACTCGCGTTTAACCAATTCTAAATTTGCAACAAACATCTGCTTATTGAGAATAAAACCAATAGCAGTGACTAAATGTCTACCGCTTCTTTTTGGGTCCATTTGTGACCTATCAAAGTAATCCTGTTTAGGTATTTCTACCATAATGGATTTACCTAACAAATCAGCAAATTCCATATTACCACTGGTTTGTATCAGTAGCTTTTCTTGCTCTAGTTTAAAAATAGATGAACGCCTACTTGGTAGCCAAGTGTTATAATCATTTAGTTCGCTATCACCGTCATCCATTATATTATGATGCATCGGTTGGAATATTGCGTGCGCGCTTGTATCCTCAGTATAATCCTCACCGTCACTTAACTTTTGCTTGTCCTCTGTGTTAGTGTATGTTTTATTTGTCCATTTCTTATTAGTGTAATCATATGTTGATACGTTATTCCCATAAAAACCACTAGCTAAGTTGAGCGCACCATCATAGTGCTCTACTTCATACTTGTTTATTAGGTATGGATAATGCAATGACTCGCCAACAGCAGCAGGTAAATACTTAAATTTAATATCAACCGTATCATCATACATATCAGCAATACTTTTAACAGCAAATTCAGTGTTGCTTGTTTGTACTAACAAATAATCCGCAACATTATTTTTATGGCATGATTTTAATAACTGCCCAAATGTATTAAATGCCGAATTAGCAGATGACATAAAATTAACTTGCCCATTACTGCCGTCAGTAGTGCACGTGTACCCACTAAACACTTCACCGAACATATCAGCAATTAATTGTGAAGGCTCACCAACAAGACTACGACTAAAACGTTTGGTTATGTTTTTTAACATTGGCTCCATAGCAAGATATAACGTGTAGCCAATGCTGTGTTGCGTGAAGTGAACTTTATCACCTATTTTATACAGTACAAAGTTAAAATCCTTACTTTCCTTTTGCAAGAATTTATTACTGGTTTCTATCGTTATCATCACCTTAGCGTTTTTTTTCATTGGTAACGTGTTTATTAAGTCGACACTATCAAGAAGAGAAACTTTGGCACTCCAACAGGGGTTGGTTATGTCCAAGTACACCTCAGCAATTGTAACTCCTTCTGTGATATCCTTACCATCAACTGTTACCTTAAAGTTACTATATCCAAAATTACGCATTATAAGTATTTCAACCTTTCGTTGTATATGTTGATGAATTCCAATATCTTTTCTTCTTTGATGGTATAAATGACTTTCTTTTCCTCATTTAATTCCGCTTCATATTCGTAATTGGTTTTAAATGTTATCTCTGCGGGTAGCTTCATCCCTTGGTCATACAAGTATTGCATATCCTTTGACAGTTTATGCGGAACGTATTCGCGTGTGCTGACATAGTAGAAACTTTGTGGCGCATCAGGGTTATCGTGCTTAAAGTCTGCGTATCTACGCAATTGTGATGGTGCCATATACCAATCTTGATATGGATTAACAACATCGTTCAACAAGTACAATATCCAATAGTATTCGCTTGTATCATACAGCGCTAAACTTGCTTCTTGTGCGCTTTCACCTGATAGTGCGTAGCGCTTTAAATACTCTGTTTTTATATCAGTGATATCAACATGTACAAGGATATTAGTAACATCCATATCCAGTTTATCAATAGTGTAATTTATGGTATTCTTTTTATATTTCATTATTAAAATCCTTCATCAACGTCACCTCTTACAACTAATTCTAATTCACTCCAGGATGTTGTTACAACTATTTGACTTGGAAAACCATTTCTTAGTGTAGTGAAACTTCCAGTACCAGTGTAGTTAACATCAATTTTTGTACAAGCGGCCTTTTTAAATTTATTGAGCCATTGATTTGGTCCACCTTTCCACATGTATTTTATACTACATTCGTATGGATATGATAGATATGCGCCGTGTGTCTTATATGCTGGTAATGCCATTCTACGCATTTCAGATATAATAGTATCAATCAAAACACAATCAGCTTCACTCATTGGTGTGAAACGGAATACAAAGTCAAAGTTACGAAAGTTGACACCTCGGAAAATAGCTGTCACATAAGGGTTTGGTATTTTACCTGCTACACTACCCATTAAACCCTCAGAGCTTGCTCCACCACCCAATCCTTTGTTAGCGACTTCGCCAGCGTTAAAAATCATAGCATTACCAACACGCGCCTTTACAGCTTCTGTCATGCTATCAATACTTTGTGATTCTGTGTCACTACCGATAAACTTACGGATGCCTTGTCGCATCAAATCACCAGCCATACCAAACTTCTCGTTATCCCAACTAACAGTAGACGGTTGTGAAATACCTTCTGGCATCATAAGTGATATATTAGTCTCTGGAAATAATGACCCTAAGTCGTTTTTGTAGAACTGGAAGTTAATGTAAGCTGGATTTAGGTCTCTATTTACTAAATTACTTGGAAATATTAAGTGCTTAGCCATATTATATACCATTTTATTTGTATTTAAGCAATAAAAAATCTCCCTACGTTAATAGAGAGATTTTAAAAAGTGGTTATTAAGTGGGTTAGAAATAACATACATCGCAATCCTGTGATACAAATATATCGTGTATGTCTGTATTGGTGAATAAATCAATAAGACTAATGTCGTCAACTCTATGTATTAGTGCATTAGTGCCACTCATTCTAATATCAAACATTTCTACATACAAATACTTGTCACTCATTTGTAAATTAATGTGGTAGTTGTCTAATGTAATTTGTACCAAGTCAAGTTTAGAATTATAGTTCTTACGTAATACACGCTCTAAGATGTAATGATGGTTTAATACTAAATCACTTATAACATCTAATGCAATAACCTTATCATCGTTAGATAATTTTTTCATAATAATCTCCAATAGTGTATCATTAATTTATAGTAGCGTGGACTGACAATATGACAGTCCCGTTATTCTTATTGAGTAATATAAGGTGAGTTCTCAGTAGTAAGGATATAATACATTACTTGATGTGTCTCTTAACGTTATCGACATGCATCAATATATCTATAAAAGTAACACACTCAACTGAGAACAAAGTAGTAATATCACAGCTATCTATATTTGAACCATTGTCAAAAACACCAAAGTATAAAATTTCTTGCAACGAAAAGTTAAATTCGATTTCTATGTTTACACCATGTTTGATATTTTTAACAAATACAGTGTTAGACATTGCGTCTACTTCAAACTTAATAGTATCATCGCAAATATCAACGCCAAAGTTATGCATGATTGACTTGGCTAATACTTCTGCTTTATATTCATTTGACATAATATGTAACTCCAATAATATAAATAATTGTTTGTTGAGTGACGGTAAACACCTCTTTTCCCAACCTACATAAACATTATAGCAAGTATAACCACATCTGTCAAATAGTAATTGTAAGTGAATGTAATCAGTCCTCGTGGTCATCGCGTTACTAACTTCGCAATCCTTATAGACTTCAAAAGTATAATAGTAAGTAATGTTATAAACAACTAAGGTACTATAACATGTGGACATATAAAGGCAAAGAATTCAAAAGTGAAGACATTGATAAAGCATTCGGTTTCATCTATATTATCACTGATACAGAAAGTGGTAAGAAATACATTGGTCAAAAACATTTCTGGTCAAAAAAGACAGTGCAAAAGAACAAGATTAAAAAGAAAGTAAAATGCGAAAGCGATTGGAAGAGATATACATCAAGTAGTGAAATACTAAAAAAACAGGACAAGGTTAAGCTAAAAAAAGAGATACTATTTCTTTGTATCAGTAAAGGCCAAATGAACTATGTAGAAACATTAGTTCAAATGGACTTACGTGTTTTGGAAGACCAAGCGACTTGGTTAAATGGTATTGTGAATATGAGGTGTCATCATACACACCACAAAATTGAGAAAATTATTGATAGGGATGATGATGCATTAAAGACACTGTATGCAGAACACTATATTCCGTTTGTTTAATCGCGGTTAATGTAATAAGACAGGTTACTATGTACATAAATATTAAAGGATTCCCCTTCACCTTTCTTATCAACAAACGTACGACTAGAATCTAATGTATCAAGTACCATACGAAGTGTTCCATAAGTCAGTTTAATTTCACCACTTGAATTATAATTATCGTCACGCATTCGGTAATCATGGCTAATATTGTCAAAGTCACCAGATGCGATAATTTTACGCGCTTGGGATTTGGTTACCTTGTCTTTATTTGCAACGCTACCAACCGATTTGAAGTTCTTTAACATGGCTGGATTAAAGCATGCAACAGACATATTCTTCGAGGTTGATAATCGAACATCCTCAATAACACCAGTATCAACTAAGCGTTCTGCTGTTTCTACAATACCATCAATACTAGTAAGCGCATCAAAAAAACCACCATCAGCTTCTGCTTCTTTGCTTATACTAATACGGTGCACATTGCCGTTACCTGCTTTACCATATTTTGAAGTATCGACCACATATAATGCGCGGTTACGTCTATCACGTTTAAATGACCACTTACCGTCAGTTGTATAGCAATCACCGCCACCTATTCTATACCATTCTTTAAATTCTGATAATGTACCAACCATATGTGTATCACCATCAACCTTAAAACTAACAGCTTCAAGTAATGGTTGAGCAACACCTTCGTTTAAATATTCTGAGAAAGAAATCATGTGTACCTCTATTAAATTATATTGTGTATCGTATTTACTGTACATGATAATCATAAATCCCATTGGATAAAACATTTGACATATAAACAGCAACATTGAACTTCAACTCGCTCATTGTAACGTTAAACATAAAAACCCCAATAATATAATTAGTAAACTACCTATCTCCCAACCTACGTACTAATTATAGCAATATTGGAGCCACCAGTCAAGAAAAACCGTATCCACCATCAATGCGTTCGATGGCTTCATCATAATTGTCAAAAACGTAATAGTCCCAATTTTCAAATTCATCATCTACGATAATATTCTTAAGACGATTAACATTCATATCCTGACCTTTATAATCATTACTTATTTTGTCACGCTCGACTATATAAGAACCTTCAATGGCTCCATGACCATATCTAACTTCTTTACGTAAACGCACTAACCAAACATCATTTACGTCCGGTGTAATAAACACACTGACATAGCCATTATTCTCGTACTCGCTATTATTAGTGAATGCGTATGTTGTAACGTTTGTTGTTTTTGCGAATTCAAATTTCATAATAAACTCCAATAATTTAAATTAATTTATCGTACTTGATAATTATATCAATTTACCACTACAAAGTCAACAACTAAAACAAAAAAAGTGGACACACGTTACATGCATCCACTTCGTTAATAAGCTATTTACTATTAAGAGTTAAGTGTTTTACATCTGTTCCAATCTGTTCTTCTGTTAAGCTCTCTGTTTGTTGGTGGTAATGCTTCTTTGTATATATCAAATTGAATGTCGCCTCCATACTTTAGCACGCGCTCATAAAAGGCTTTGTTGATTCTAATTGGATAAAAACTCCAGTCGTTATCCATGCCATCAAAAGCATATGAACCGTTATTAATAGCGTCATTATATGTGGACATATGAGATGTACCAACACCTAAAATAATGTTTTGTTTTTTATCTAAAATGCAATAATGTAATGCCATATTATGCTGCCTTGATAAATTCATTTAAGTTATAGAGTCTGTGGTCGCAATCAATACCAACATTAAAACGATTCTCCATCATGTTTGGGCCATAGTTATGAGTATGCCCATGCAAGTGTATTGCTCCGTGGTGCTTGCAATCCCATGTCTCAATAGGATAATGGAATAATACTAATTTGACTTTGTTTACTCTAAACGAATCATAATGTCCAATAACCTCATGTGGTGTCCCTTTGCATATACTACGAAGTTGTTCCATCTTGTCATGATTACCAATGATGAATTTCCACTTACCGTTTAGCTGCGAGACAATTTCTTCAACATCCGCATATTTAGTTTTCTTGCCACATGTTAAATCGCCTAGATGCCAAACAGTATCATTTTGCTTAACTGGTTTGTTTACAATATTATTAATCCAATCGTTATGGTCGGCAATCTTACATGGCCTGTTACAGTGTTCAATAATATTATCATGATTATAGTGTAAGTCGCTTGTAACATAAATATTATTCATAACCATTATCCTCTTCATCGCTTTTACCATAAGTGGCAGTTCTTAACAACGTGCATCTATAGCATCCACCCATGCCATCATAATCATCTAATCCATATGCGGCATTGTGTAGGTTGGTATCACTACAACTTGTTCGGTCATGTTGTGGCGCAATCATGTTAACGTAGTTTATTCTTAATTCTTCTTCATCATTGCGTTCTACTGATAAGTTGTCAACCAACGGAAATTTAACTATCAATTTATCACGTAGTTCAATCATTTGCGCATCACTACATTGTACACTCATACCATATGATGGACCCCAATTTAACGACACGCTGTTGAAGTTGTCAGTATACATAATAGAGATATTATTCTTATTAGCACTTTTGATAATATCATATGCATATACATGTGACATTGTTTCCATAATATCAGTCTTCACATTATTAATAAATATGTAATAATCGTCTACGCTTAATGAATCCGTTTGGTGTCTATTTCTAAGTTTCCATTCATCGTTTGCGCTTACAAGTGCTTGCGCATACGTCATAATGCGGTCATCAGTTTCTAGTTCTTCTGTAGTAAATCCACATGTTAATGCTAGTTTAGTTAGACTGTCTGTTACAACTACTGGTTTCATTAGACCACCTCAATAAATACTTCAACATCAATAGTATAAACGCATTTTATAGTGACTTGTGTTGGATACGTTGTAGGTAACGGTGTTTCAATGTTAAACATAATTTCCTGTATATCTACTTCACCGTTTGATAAGTGATAATATAACCCCATACTGCCTAATTGCCTATAAACAAGATTGATTAATTCTTCTATACTATTAACGGTTAGGATTGTGCTATTAGTTTCACTCATAATGATGCTCCTTTTAATGCATACTTATTTTCACATAATGTAAACAAGAACTCTGTAACATCATCAAACTCGTCTTGCAATACTGCTAGTTTTATCTCCTCGTCATATAATAAATGATACAACATGCATAAAGGTAAATGCGAAGCGAATAAATGCTCAGAACTACGAATTACAGACTTATATTCAGGTAAGAATTCAAGCTCATATACTTCTAGTAACTGACTAACATTAATACAGTCTTTAGCAATTTCATTTATACCCTTGTTAATGATACGCGCTTTCATATCAGGCGACTGGTTATAATCTAAAACAAAGTTTTGACCTGTGAATAAAGTGTTCATAATATGCCTCATGATTTAAATGAAAAATTAGTGTACAGGTTCATTATACACTAATTGTTAGACTTGTAAAGTATTATTTCATAATACGTTTTAGTTATTTGTCCATACTTCGATTGAAGTGCATGTAATATAACACAATAAATACACATATCAACTATTATTTTTGTTTAAGTACAAGTAATCCAAACTATAACTATAAAGTGATATTATGCAAACAGAACACATAACCGCGGAAAATTATCAATATAAGTTACCATTTGACAATAAAGAAGGCAAAGACGTTTTTCGGTACATACCGCATGCACCAGAGATTGAGGATGTTGACGAGGATTTTAAAGAAAAGAACTGCTATAAGAACGATACTTTTATTAGGGGTGCGTATGTCAGTTACCCATACACTAAAGAACATCTTGATGAAATGAAACGTTGCAAAGACGATTCTTTTTACTTTATCCAAAATTACGTAAGAATTAACACGCTTGATTATGGTGTACGGTTATTTGACCCTTTCCAGTATCAGAAAAATATGATTAAGATGATGGACGAAAATCGTTTTACAATATTTACAACTTCACGCCAAGCGGGTAAATGCGTGCACGGTACTACTGAAATAACAGTGCGTAATAAAACCACTGGCTTGATAGAAACAGTTGAGATAGAAGATTTCTTTTCGCGTTTTGAGTAACCACAAAAAAGGAGTGTAAACACACTCCCAAATAACGTAGCGTTAACTACTAGGCAACCTCACCATACAGTGATACAACCAAATCTTTTAATGCTTTAAGTCGGTAATCATATGCTGGATAATATCCCAATTTAACTTTTCCATACGTTGAACGCGCCATACCAACTTCATCTGCAATTTCATCACCGATGAAATCTTTATTAATTATGTGGTGTAAAGCAACAAAGCGTTTATTGTTAGTGCTTGCTGAATGTTGGTCACGAACGTTACAGGTTGGTTTCATATAAATATTCCAATTATTAAAAGTTGTTGTGTTAACTAAATCCTACAAAACTAATTATACACGATTATTTAGGGTTGTCAATTACAAAGGTGGATTAAATGTTTTTAAAGTATAGCGTAATGCTCAATATTATTTTAGTTATGTTATCAGTGACTTTATTTTACAAGTACGACAAAACAGTAAAAGAAGTAGAACTGGTTAAACTTAATTGCGAATTATCAATAACCGAATCTAACAATGATATTATTAAGGATAACATAATAGAACTTACACGTATTAAAGCATTACAAGATAAACAACATCAAAAATTCTTAGAGGTCAACGATGAACTTATTAACACGCAACAAAAATTCAATGCTGACATTAGCGCTGTTAACGCTACTAATGAGCGGTTGCTCATTGATGCACAAGAAGCAAGAAGTAAAGCCTTTACCACAGATATCAAATCTGACAACCGTTCAGAAGCCTTACGTGAATATGCAACTATTAGAGAAGGATTACATGATGAATGTAAATATTCACTTATTGAGGTCTCAGAAGATGCTACAAGACTTCAGCAAAAAGTATTAGAATTTGATAAAAAATGGGATATCCAAAGTGATACTATACTAGGATTATCAGCCAATAAAAAAGCCGACACTAGTGACTTAGTACCGGCTCAGTAGCAATTAAAACATTTTCTATGCTGCTAACTCTTTAAGTTTTACCACACGTAGCGAAGTACCTCTGTGGTTTTTAAGGACTTTCAAAGCCATTGACGAATCAAGTTCAGTAACTGTCTTTTTAAGACGTGTAAGTTTTTTCTTGTTAGAAATAACCCACGCTTTAGAATTAACTTGGGTAATACCATCATAACTATAAATGCGGTTACACGACATACGATTAAGGTCTAATGCGGCACGTATAACTGTGGTAGTGTCGTGTGTTTGGCGATTACTCATAATGTTTCCTTTGATAATTGATTTAAGATTGTATTACTTAACGTTGATTGTAATATCACCAACAAAGTTCAATGGGATATTAACAACAACTGACTTCTTCTTAGCGGCTGATTTCTTAACAGTAGTAGACTCTCCTAATACCGATTTACCATGCATTTTAACTTCTTTGATATCTAAAATAGATGGACGAACTTCACTTTTAACTAACCGACTCATTGATTGCAAAATATCAGCATCAGCATAGAAGTATCCCAACTTGATTTTTGAAAATGATGAAGTTGGGATACTAAGTTTATTTGCAATAACACCATCACGATATTTCGATGATAATGTTTCGTGTAGTTTAACGAATTTTTTGTTACATCTGGTGTGGTTGTACTGACCGCGAAATGCCATAAAATATCCTGTTTGATATAAATTGTTACTTGATTGTGTTGTTAAGTATAAACACTTTTAATATTAATGCAAGCTATTTTTTAACATTACGTTTATTACGCTTTCTGATAAGCGCCATTTGAATTTTATCAACAACCATCATAACAAGTTTAAAAACGAATACTAATAATACGCAGGCGATAAGAATTACAAACAATAATAAGAACGGTCCCCAAATTGGTGAAAGCACCATTAACCAACTCATGTCACTAAAATTAAAAACTTTGGCTGCTGCAAATATCGCTGTCAACATAACAAAGATACTCGTGCCACCAACATATACTGGTGATGTTGAACTTTCTTTACGCATGATACTCCTTAACTGATTAATTAATAATAACTAAATAACTATACACGTATAACTATGAGATGTCAATAACTATTATGGCTGGATATCCTAAACCAAAAAGGTTCAAACCCGAAAACCCGAAAAAATATGTTGGTAAAGTAAATGACATTATCAGTCGTAGCAGTTGGGAAACAAAAATGTTCCATTGGTGTGACAACAACCCTAGCGTGGTACGTTGGAACAGCGAGGATGTTATTATACCATACTTTAGCAATGCTGACGGTAAAATGCGCAAATACCATATTGATGTTTACGCTGCTATTAAAATGAAAGACGGCAGCGTAAAACAATACATTATAGAAATAAAACCTTACGAGCAAACGATTAAACCAAAAATGCGCGGACGTAAGAAAAAAGAAACATATCTAAAAGAATGCTATACATTCCAAGTTAATACTGACAAGTGGCAACATGCAACGGCATGGGCTAAGCAAAACGATATGGAATTTATCATAATGGATGAATATTCACTTGGTCTAAAAAAGAGAAAACCATAATGCTAAGTGACAAATTAAAAATACATAACCTTTGCTAATGCATCCATCGAATATCTGTCTAATCTCATAGTGTTTTTCTCGGTTGAGTAAACCGTTTCTTTAACAATAATTTTTTGGTGTATATTTCTCTGTATATATGTAAACACTTTATCGTTAGATTCTAGTATAAATACGTCCTTAATTGGCTTGCCATGTTTATCTAAGCAAATCATGCCAATACGGTCCGCATTCATATTAGAACGCTCAAAATCAAAATTCTCATTAACGTGTGACATAGTTAACTCCAGTCATCATAACAATACTTGCATAGGTTGTCAAGTAACTATCTTCTTTTATTCCATTGTAGTTCACTCCATTCAGTAGTGCTATCATGATGACCTAGTTTATCTGTCGATACCAACCCATTTTTGATAGTAATGCGAATATGTCGACCATCATCAGCAAATAGTAAATCACTTTCATCAACTTGTATAAGGTCAGTAATATATCCCACTGCTATACTTTTATTAACACCACCGTTTCCGTAGTGCTTACTATAAGGGGCGTATATGCCGTCATCAAAATAAAATACTGGATACAGTGAATGTGTTACATTAGGTCCAAGATGAACACGCTCTAGCTTGATATATTTTAGCATGTTGTTGGTACTATGTACATTAATAAAAAAATCATCTACTATTCTACGCCTACGAAAAATAGTATTAAAATAAAAACGTGCAATGTTCATTGCTGCAATGAAATTCAGTGCAGCAAATACAGCACCAACAACGCAAGCAAAAAGAAATCCTACAGATAAACAAAATATTATAAAATCCATGACCATAATTCTTAACCCTCATAATCTATTTGGTTGTTTTAAGTGTAAACGTAACAGTATCTTCTTGTTGATTGCACGCGCTAATTCACAGCGTTTAATTATACCATAATATAATAGTCAATTAATATTGTTTATATTAACACTCTTCTCACATATTGTACATATAAAAAAAGCCTAACACATTACGCATCAGGCTTTTTTGTTACGATAGTATTTATTTCTGACTTATTAGTTTAATCAGTTTACGCCACACGTACATAGTTGTGTTTGGCAAGTGTAGTATTACTAAAATAATAACAATTGTTGCTATAATTATATAAGTATTCACTCGTCATTACCTAAAAAATCATCGCCACCATCCCAATCATCGCCACCACCTAACATAGTTTCATTAGTATCAACTTCGTCGTGAATTAGTTTACCACTGCTAATTTGATACATAGTTTCCACGTCTGAATGGAATTTCTCTTCTGCAAACAAAGGACCCCAGAATTTAGAACTATTGGTATCTTTGGCGCGCCACTTCTGGTCTTCTTGTACACCTTCAATAACTCGACTATACCAACCATTTGATGGTTTTTTAATATAACCTACATTCATGCCCACTTCTAGCATACCAGTATACTTATTCATACCACCGTCAAAACGCATTTCGATTGGAAACTTAGATTTCTCTTTACAGTAACGACTTTTCTCAACGTTCATAATCAAGTTAAATCCAGTAATTTCTTTACCTTCTTTTTCTTGTTGTCGTCCCATAATGAACACTTGGTCACTTGAATACATGATACCTGAACCACCAGAAACAACAGCTTTTGAAAACAGTTCCATTGTTTGATATACATGCGCTACCCCAACCATAACAATTTTCATGATACGCAAGTAAGGTGTGACAATACGTGTTAATGATTTTAGTTCTTTAGCACGTGTCATATCAGCTTTGGCTTTACCTTCTAGTGCATCCTCTGCTTCTTTCTTACTTGCTAAGTTACCTAAGCTGTCAATATAGATAAACACTTTCGCACCTGGATATTCTTTCTTAATCATATCAAGTTGTTTAACAAGGTCAAACTTCAAGTTTTCAATGTTAAGAAGTGGCATATGCAAGATACGTGAAGTATCAATATCCAAACTGTCAAAATATGATTTAGGTGTACCGAACTCACTGTCATAAAATAACATGATAGCATCAGGATACTTGGTCATATACGCTTTCGCGCACACGTTAGACAGTACACTCTTACCATGTTTACTAGGACCCGCAAACAATGTCAAACCAGGTTTTAGTCCACGTCTTAAACTACCAGAGAACGCTAAATTCATTAGCGGAATATCAAGTAGAACATCCTCTTCGTCAAAAAATACACTGTTATCCAAACCATCAGTGCCTTCAATAATACTGTTTTTCTTTAACGCTTTTAGCATACTACTCATATAATTCCCTTAAAAGAATGTTTTTCTGTTATGTGATTTCTTCTTGCCTACGCTTGTATCCTCAGTGGTTACATTAGCGCTTGCAACTAGACCATTATCAATATTTTCTCCATCACCAAACTTAAATATTGAACCTGAATGACGAATGTTATAATTTAATAGTTTAGTAAATGATTCAAGCGGACGCATAAACGTCACTTCAAACATATTTTTTCTGTCTATGTAATTGTCAAGATTAAACTCCTTTGGTAATTCATCAGGATAACCAATTACAGTTGAGTTAAGTGGATTTCCGTCTACTAGGTCAAGGTACTTAATTTTACTGCCGCTTTTGATTATGGGGTGGTTCTTAGTATGGATATCACTACTTCTAACAAAGTTGTTATATGTTATAGCAGCGCGTACATGTTTAGGACAACGCTTGATAGGTTGATTGTTTTCGTCACTCCATTTCTCAATCCCGTTAACACCTTTTGGATATGCAATTTTATTAGGATGTAGGTTTTTATAATCATTTCTAAATCCCTTAACATACTTGCGCAAACCGTCCTCGTCGCGTGTAACCATATATTTAATACATTCTGTTAGGCTGTTACGTATGACCGCAGGTGTAGAAGTCCTATTGGTTTCAATACCAAGCATTTTAAGTTTAGGCTCTGTATAACGTACGTGCTCCATATCATATACGTTTAATATATAGTTCTTTTTAGCTCGGAAAATAGCACAATCACAAATTGCCTCGCGTTTCATTATCAATCTGTTTTCCATACCGTTTAAGTATTCTGATAACTCACCGTAAGATTTTTCTATAAATGGTTCAATATTATCATGTACGTATTCGTCAATTATTGTTATTACTTCATTAGTATCAGTATTGACTGGTAAACTGTCAACCAATGGTGCAACTGTAAAATATAGACTATCAGTGTCACCATAAATTGTATAGTCTATATTATTAGTTTTAAATTGTTCATTTAAAAAACCATTAAGCTTTTTCTCCATATATTTAATTGCCAATTGACCTGTAGACGTAACAGCTTCTGCTATCTCACGTTTGAAATAACGAAAGCCTTCATTTCCAATCGCACCATAACCCAAGATATTAATTCTGAACCGATAACTAACCTCAGAATAAAAGTATTTTACTACTTTTGCAACATGTCACCATGTTGATTAGACTATATCATGACCCATTCTCCAGGGCCCTCACCGTTTCCAATACTCTTGTATTGTACTCTACTAACTGCGATTAAGCGCTTTCGATAGTCGTTGCACGCATCCCGTAGGACTTTGTACATGATTGTCTTATTGTGGCTCAATAAGAGTTCCCATGTTTAGATGAGTTATTCACTTACACATTACCATGTAAGGCAGCAGTCTTGTTTTACTTGCTTTTACTGTTTGCAAGAATCTTGTAGGCGTATTGTAGTGCGTCTTCTCTGCTAACATCGTTCTCTAATTCAGCTATGCGTTTATTAATAGACGCAATATCTTTATACATACTTTAAATATTCCTTATCTTTTGATACGATTGGATTATCGTAATTAAATATGTAACGTTTATCAGTATATTGTTGATACATAATAAACTTAATATCACTTAATTCCATCTTTAATCATATCCTCTCTGAGAGCATATAACTTTTGTAACTCTCTTTCGCTGTCTTTCATACCACTCTTAATAACACTACGAGTATCAAACAAGTTTTCCATAGTGGCTGCAATAACACCAATTTTGTCTTTTGAATACAATGTACCATTAGCAGCAAGGCAATAATCTTTTTCGTGTGCTATTTTGGTACTATATTTCATATCTATCATACTGTTTAATATATCGTCTACGTGCTCCTTTGATTTCATCACAAGAGTTTCAGCGCTCATGTTTAGCATCATTATGATAGATGGATACAAGCTTTTTAAATCGCCACTAACAACCCAGTCAGTGCGTCCTAATACAGGTTCTTTAACGTGACCACCCATATAACTTTCACCGCCCTCAGCGTATACTTTAGGAGGTATGACAATGCTATCTCTATCAAGTCTAGCGTAAATCATATTGTCCCATGGTTGCACGGTTGCAAAAATATCACTTGGGTTACTACGGCTTACGTGTGCAAATGATAACGCCACCTGAATAAAGTTTAGCTTGTTATCAAGTTTAGATATTAATACAGTATCAGTCTCGTTATAGTCAATAAATGTGTTGAAGCTGTCCTGTTTAACTTTTTGGTTAACATCATCATATAATTTCTTAAGCTGTTCAAAACTCAACTTGTCAAGATGGTTCTCGACAAGCATTTCATACTTTTTTAAATTCATATATCACCAATGTTAGATGTTAAAAAAGGGCACCTAATTATTATAGGCGCCCATTAGTATAACATAAAATTTTATAATAGCAAGATATAATTAGATTTGCAATTTCAATTTATTAGCAGCACAATACGCACGCATAGCTTCATCAAGCAAAAGTTTATTATAACCAATCTCTATTGAATACATGTCATTTACTAGCACCAGCGGCACTAAATTACCTTTCATATCAACATTAACCTTTGCGATAGGTTTTATATTAGTATCAAAAGTTGTCTTAGTTATATATTTCATATCATGGTTTTTATCAAAATGATATAGAATGATAAAATCATCTGCGTTTGGTTTGTAGCTCATATAATACTCCAAATAATAAATTAGTTTTTATAGATAGTCTACGATAGTATTACCTGGCGTTCCGAACATAATTTTCGTATGTTGACCACCACCAAGTTCACGACTGTAAAAATACTCTGCTAGCTCTGGATACTTCTTAGGATAAGCCGGGTCGACATGTTCAGTGTTCAGTTTCTTACCTAGAATATCGCGTGCGTCATCAACTGTCTGTGCATACTTAATCGCTTCTGACATACCAATTGAGCGCACAACAAATTTGAGCATACCGGCACTAGTTTCACCCATTGAACGGTCAAATTCATTAGATACCAAATCAGCCAACGCAATCGCGCCTTGCTTTGTTTGGTTTGTGAAACTAGCTACTGACTTACGACCATTTTTGTCTTTGTACAACTTACCGGCAATGATTTCACCGTTTTTTCGAATCAGTTTCCAAAACGTAATATTAAGCATATCTTCAGGACTATCAAAACCAGACCCTTTAATACCACCAATCTTAGCATATGAGCGTTGAACTAAGTCCCATACTACTAACTTGTGTTTTTCTTTCTTCTCGTTATCACCAATGATATTAATGTAACGTTCGTTAAGGTCGTTACCACTATCGCGTTCATGTAAGTAATCTTCAAATGCAACTGTCATTATTTATTCCTTTCTTAGTTTATCAAGATAATACTGGATATTTATACTTTCCGACGTCCTGAATCCCATCAATTATATCAGGGGTCCGGCAAATACGATGGTGTCCATTGTCAAAGTATTTAACGTCATAGTTATCAGGGAAGTTATCAAATACGGCTTTAACTCCATTGTAATCAATGACTTCATCATCTTTCTCAACCAATACAGCAACATCTGCCTTACTTGGAATGAATTTAGTATTGTCATCGCAAATCTCAGGACGGTTCAATGTTGGGTTAATACAAGGACTAATCAATACCGCATTATGTCCATATTTTACACTCATTGCGTTTGCAATGTAAGCGCCCATACTGTGACCAACAACAATAACGTCTTCATAATCACTCAAATCTTCAACCGCTTTACTAGCAATTGCGAGGGCGTTCTCCAAGCCATCATCATAGTCGATTGCAACAGCAACCTTATTAGTGAAAATGATATTAGTGAATTTGTCAGTATTAACACTACTGCCATATCCGTGAAAAAACAAAATGATAGAATCTTTCATTAACTTATCTCCTTAAAGATTTATTATAACATAATATATACTATGGCACAACCGTAGAACCCTTACAATTGCGCGTATGTGAAATCATCAAGTTCATCAATAACACATTGTAAACCATTATCTTTGAAACGGTTGTAAAAGTAATTAACTTCCTTTGAACTCAAATTATACCCTATGGATAAATCATGAAGAAACTTAGAAGTTAGTTTTGATTTCTTGGAATTATACTCGCACACGGCCGCTTTAAAGTCATCTTCAGCAACGACAACTTCGCGCACTGAATAATCAATAACAGTTTCGCGGACAATGGCTTTTTTAACGCCTAACATATCATAGTAAACATATGCACCTTCAACCGTTTCGCGCATGCCTACAACTCGACCTAACTTGTAATAGTAGATGGTTGTGAACATTGACTGTGTTGGTACTGGTGTATCGTTCATTGTATATTTATCTAAGTTATTCATAATAATTCTCCTATCATTTAAACTGTTTCTCAAAACTACCACTAAATTATATAACAGCCACAAAAAAGTGTAAAGCTATATTACATAACTTTACACTCAATGATTTAAATTAAATTGTTTCGACTGATTGATAATCAATAACAGTAATAGGTACAGGTTTAACTTCAAAGTATTCAGTACCGTCAGTATCAAATCCGTAATAACTTTCGTAATACCCGTGACATAACAGATATCTACCACTAGGCATATGTTTTACTACTTGTTCCCAATGGTCACCGTCGCCTTCTCCGCCTTGACGCCTAACAATTTCGTATAACGTTTTTTCATCAAACGCACGTAACTTGTCTTCTAGCGCATCAGTACGTTCTCGCATTTCTACTCTATCGTCACCGTTAGTTTCAACAAAATCACTAAATTGATACATAAATTCGTCTGCAAAAAATACTCTAAGCTCATTCATAACATCTTTAAAAGTTTCAAATGATAATTCTTTACCATGTACCATTTCTTCAAGTGTGCTGATAACGTCTTCGAATTCCATAGTGTTTTCCTTTTTGATAAAATTATATGTTACTAGTTTTTAACTACATTGTCAATTATAATATATAGCAATCTGCACTATCAAGATGATACTTATTAACCATTACTTTTTCCTGTATTACTTTATCCCATTTATCATGTACCCACATTTCACTATACAGTTCTTCAAAGCGCGATTGTTGATAATACTCGCCACTGACTTTATCAACATATATGTTAAAGTCAAAATAACTGCCGTGTTCAAATGACTCTACATATTCCATGCGCTCGTCAAACGCATTGACATCATCCATGAGCAAATAGCAAACAGTTACATCATATGCAAACTTTGTGCGTAATACCAGTAAGACTTCTTGTGGTAGCATATATTCACGGTTAATAAAACGATTATATAATTCTCTCATAACATAAGCCTAAATGTTGGTGTATTGGGTAACAGTAACTTCAGCGGTTTCGTATTGATATAATTGCACCAAATCAATGCAACAACCATCCATCAACACAAATAACATATCATCACGTGCTAGTTCTTTGTTGTTTAAGAAATCGTTAATTAAGTTTTTCATAATGTTCGACACTCGTATTGTACATTTACAAGCTCTACTTTATCCCAATACTCCCAGTTTTCTGCTGTGCCATTAAGTCTATATAAGAAACCAAATGATTTAATGATAATATAGTTATAAGGCCCTTCCATTGATACGTCAATAATTTCAATGGTGTCAAGTGAAATAACATGATGCATATATTTACATGCGTCTGTCATCAATTTCTTATCTCTTACATCAAACAGAACATTATTGTTTAAAAATTCAGCACCACTAAACTATGTTCAACAGACATTCTGGCGCACACGATGTGACGTTGTTCTTTTGATAATCCTGCTAATTCATAACTACTCATAATCATTCTCCAATAATAAAATTTATATTAAACAGTATTGCTAGTACGGAGTATATACTGTTATTGTTTTTTCATGCGGCATAACTCTAGTCCAATTACCTATTTCGTATGATAGTGTATCGTATATCCTGTTAGGATACGTAAACATATAATATACATCAGTATGTATACATTGCACAACTAAACAATCCTCTTCATCATCATCGCTACCTATAGACTCATATTCAAACATATTCCAAAATGCTTCATATAGTAACGAATGGTTAACAATAATATCATCAACGATTACCGTCTCAATTGTATCAGCATCATTTAAATCAATTTTTACAAGCGTGTTTAACAAATCAAGCAAGTCAATATTTTGCATTCTTTCATTTGCTAAAAACAAACCTAGTCTATCTAAAATATTCATAATGAAAACTCCAATGATAAAATTTTACGATAATAGAACGGGTCAAATGCATCAATAATATCTGAGTAATTATCAATAGCAAACGCTCTAAAGAAACCACTTGCTAAGTCAGTACATACACGCATCAATGCCCACATAAAAGAGCTTCTAGCGTAATATTCTTTACTGTCATTTACTAGTTTTGGAATGATGCATCGTTCACTAGCAATCACGTAACACTCTTCTAATACAGTTTGCACTTTTTCTAATTGTGTGAACTTATTCCATAAATGCTTGTAACATAACACTTCTCCGTTCTTCTGCATTTTATTATACATGGGTTTATCATTATGTGCAAACACTTCATGCAAATAATCATGTTCGATATATTTCTTAACACCATCATCAAAAAAATGTTCTTTAGTAACATTTAGTTTAGGCAACTTTTGCGCACCAAGTCGCAAGTCTGTATCAATTCTTTGCGTTCTGATTAACTCGCTCACTGTGTATGCGCTTGTTCCATATTGTTCATCATCAGTTAAACCACGTACTCGGTTTAACTGTACGAGGTCACTCATATGCTTATCCCATTTACGCATACGTTGGTGGATATGACCACGTTTGATAATGTATAGCATAGTTGTATCAGCAAGGCTAATAGGCGCCCTGTAATAGGCGTTATATAGCTCTGCTAGTGTATTATCATATGCTACCAATAGTTCAATACGCTGCTCACCATCATTAAATGGGATAATGCTGTCTTTAGATATCTTATCCCTAAAACGATACGGAATGTCTTTTGGCATAACCACAACATCCAAATCAGCTTTTGTTCTATCATCAAGAACAGTAATCGCTTGGCTACCAACAACAATACCGTTATAAATACCGTTACTATGTAACAGCGCTTTTATATCATGAATATTCATAAATCACCCTTGTTACTGGTTTAACTTCATACCATTCTTGTTCGTTGAATATGATGTGTGTACCATTGCGTGTATGTTGATAATAGCCGTTTTGTCGATAATGTTTACCATCATATGTGATAATCATATACGCTTGACTATCAGTCAATATTTCTATAGCCGTACATTCAGCGCGTTCAACCATGGTATCATTAATCATGACACCATATTCAACGCTTGCGTGAACTAGATGTTTATTGAGTTTATCCAAAAATTCGTCCTGTAACATAATCCCTCCAATAAAAAAGTGACATACGAAATCATCTTATGCCACAATTATAACAAATTATTGATGCGCTGTAAAGGTCTAAAACAAATCAACTATATTCTCAGAAAGTATTCTTGCGAAATCACCATCTAACGGTTTTGAGTTATACACCATATTGTGCTTGATTTCAGCAATTGACAATCCTGACGGTTTAGATAGTTCTACTGCTAATGCGTTAACATTTCGCAGCGCAACATCATTAATTATATTATCCTCGTTTTCTGCGCAATACTCCCATAATGTCATCAGTAATTCAGTAGTCATCATTTCAGCATATGCTAAGTTTTTAAACTGATAAGACATAACAATTGCTCTGGCGGTTGGCCTATACATTGTAACCGATACACCACTAAAATTTGATAATTGCATCGCCACTTCTATTTGATATTGTAGGCTAACAATCAAGTCGCCATCATCAAACTTAACAATTTCTTTAAATGTCATTGTTCTCCTCCAACATCATATCAAGTCTTGTGGCAACCATAGTTCTAATCCTTGCCCATCGGTCTTTTTCTGGTAGTTCTTCAATGTTTGTTTCTTCTGGTAGTTCTTCAATGTTTGTTTCTTCTGGTATATCATACACACCACAATACAAGTTCATTAGACTGTCTTTGTATTCGCTATAATTTACTTTTTTCTCGCCAAGCTCAACATCAGAAATATGGTCAAGTGTATATCGTTCTTGCTTAGCCTTTGCGTACTGTTTATATAATGCCATATAGTCTAAATGAGTAAGACCAAAGATATTATATTCTAATGATGGTGCTCGCTTGTTTTCTTTAATAACGTTCTTACCGTATGCACTAAATGGACTTAGTTTATTAGTAACAGCGTTACCTACAATCTTTCTAGCGCGAGTTACAAGATATGGTATATCAAATAACACACCAAACCAACTAGTGATAAAGTCAAACTGTTCGTCTACAAAAACGTTGATAAATGCCGTAATCAGTTCTTTCTCATTTCTACATTGTAGATACTCAATATCCGATTTTCCAGTATACCCTTTTAATCCAAGTCCGCCTGTTTTAACAATGTTATGTCCAACGATAACTTGATAGGTGATACTAAGAATTTCAGCAATTGCATCCTCGGGTTTCGGAAAGCCGATGTTCTGGTCAGCATACGTAGAGTCTTTATACCAAACCATTTTTTTATAGAACGGGTCCATCACTTTAATATCAGCAAGATTATCGAAGTTTTTAATTTGTTTGTAAAATGCTTCTTTAGTTGGACCCTTACCTTCTTTATATACAACGGTGTCGAAATTCGTATATGTAAAACCATCACCATGATTAACTTCAATATCAAAGGATATCGTTTTATACAAAGGTTCGTCCACGCTTACTTCTTCATACTCCTTTGATATAAATTGCTGTATAGGTGAAGTGTTTCCGAATATATTTTCCATTTGGTTGTTGTGTACGAAATCATTAAGCTTATATATAGTATCAAATTCGATACGTTTTAACTTGTCACCATACAAACTAATATAGTCTCCACTTATACTTTTTGTGAATAGTTCATATGGATAGTTTTTTACAATCTCAATATGACGTTCACCATCTTGTATATAACGATGAAACAGCGTGTCGCCCATTGTTCCCACGAACGTATAATACCGCTTACTCATTTATAATCCTTAATAGTTAACAGATATACAATTATCATTTAGTCGAACAGATTCTCATTCCATTCACGATGCCCTTCCCTAAATGCCATATTCGATTGTGTTTCTCGAACAGAAACTCTATAGCACCACACATTTTTAGCAACTTCTTTACCAAACGCTTCTTCGATAAAAATACCGTTAATGTACTTGTACACGAAGTCAGCGATTGATTCACAACCAGTATGCTCAACTTCAGTAATTTTAGCAATACCTAGTTCACCTAATGCTTTAATTTGGTTGTACATTGGGTCATCACTACTTAGCAATAAAGTATGGTCAAACCATTCCTCCAACTTTTCTTTAAGTGGTTTCAAACCACCGTATTCTACTTGTCCCCAATTACGTGTATCTAATTCATTTGAACCAAAATATAATTTAAAACTAAAACTATATCCATGTATTTTATTACAGTGTGAATCGGCCCTCCATTGTCTGTATGCACACGGAAAAGCATCGACATATTCTTTCGTGACTGTGTATTTGTAATTTATGTTATTCACTTATTATCTCCCATTCTGTTAGTTTTTTATCGTTAACTTTTTTCATAATTTGATATCTGTTAATATTAGTTGCCTGTACACATTCACTTGTTGACACACAAACCAATATGGTGTTTTTACCTTTATGCCTGTTGTTGGTGCTATACCTTTTACAAACTCACCATTATTATACACTGTTTTGTATCATATTTTCACACCTTTTAATTGATTAGTTAATGCTTATATATAGTAATGCAAAACACGCCTAATGTAAAGTAAACGTATATCATTAAAACTATTACAAATCTTTACTTGACAATGCTTGACAGGGGTGTTATTCTATCATTTATACAATATGCTTAAGAAATTCTCTATACCCTATGCCTCTGGGATATATATATGTTTTATATGCATTCGATAATAATAGTAATGATGCATAACCAAATAGTATAATGTTTTATAGTATAGAAGTATGGTCACTCTCAAATGTTAAGTGCCAATAATTGATAATACGCTTTATTTGAGTGATTAGCTACAAAAACAAGCTATAATAAGCTATATTTGAGTGATTAGCTATATAGTATAACGCGAAGCTAATGAAGATGCGAAAGCATCGAATATAAGTTGACAACACATAATATTATTGTTATAGTTATTGAGTAGTTCGGAAAGGCAGTTTAAACAAATTTATATTATTGGAGTCTAAAATGAGTATTATCAAATTGGTTAGTAAATGTCTAAATGAGTATGGTCTACTATTCACATATAAGCACACAGGCTTACATACAATAACAATTAGTGATGGTATAACTTTACGTATCAATAATGATGGGAAATATATTGCATTTTATTACTATGGTTTAAGAGAAGAACAAAGAAAAAACGAAACTGGTATTACTAAAGAAGATATACAATTTATACTTGATGATGCAATGCGCGTTAAACGCATTTATGAAGATTTTGTAAGTTAGTGTAATAATCACTTGACCTGTTCGTCATATATTGTTATAGTTATTGAGTAGTTCGGAAAGGCAGTTTAAACAAATTTACATTATTGGAGTAATTATTATGAGAGCATATCCACTAGTAAGAAACGTTATCATTGTAAACGAAGAAATTAACGGACTTGATACGGTAAAGGTTGATTTCACTCTAAGTTATGATTGTAATCCGTTTGATGCAGAAATGGTTGGTACTAATGTTAATACTGACGGAGCAGGATTTATTGAATTCAATAACTTTATAATTGATGATGTTGATAGCGTCAGTGAGGAGGACGAAGCCATTATCTTTAAAATATTACGTAAAGAAATCATGCAAGCGTTCACAGTCACATAAAGCTTGTTATGAGACATGCTAATTTGACAACAAGGAAAAACGGTTATGACTAGTTTAAAGGCGCAATTGCCTATAAAACCAAAGTTCTCGCAAGTGTCAGAGAAAACTGGTAAAGTGTTTAATGATATGACTAAGGATATCAGTAAGAAAAACTTAAGAACTTTTGACAGTACCACTATTGGTAGTGACGGTGAAAAAGTATATATGTACACCAAGGGCGACTCTATCATGCAAGCGGCACATTCACGTGGTGGGGTTATTATAGAAGTCCGGTTTCCAACTGCTAATGCGGTTGATAGAGTAAGTGGATGGAATAAACATGCAAAGCGGAAATTCATGGTTGTTTATGATAATAGTAAACCTTACGCTGTTATCGGTTCTGGTAATAATGTTGATAGTATTTCCCATGTAGAACTTGATAAAGATGCTTGGTACACAGTTGATGAATTAGTATCGCGATGTAAAATGTAATAAGGTAACTATAGTATGGTAGATGATATATATCCGCGCTTAATTATAAAACATAGTTAAGCGCTTTTTGTTGGTTGTAAATATATTATCTATGCTGTATAATACAGTTATAGACAAAGGATATATGATGATTAACACTTTTGAGCAATATTTGAATGAGGCTAAGCAGTTGCCAAACCATACTGCTCCATCAGAAGTTTCTAAAAAAGCAGGTAATGTTTTTGATTCTATGGCAAACGGTATTTATAAGAAAACTGTTGCTAAATTTGACAGTACAGTAATTGAAGACCGTGGCGAAATTGTTTATATGTTTGCTAATAGAAAACCTATCATGGCGGCATATAAATCAGAAACTGGTGCCAGTGTTGAATTTTGCTTTTCTAGCTCAACTGCCGTTGATAGATGTGCAGGTTGGAATTTGTGGAATGGTCGTGAATTTGAGGTTGTATATTCAAACGGCAAACCATATGCGGTAGTGGGTAGCGACTATAACAAACCAGAGTTATTAACACACGTCGAGTTAAGTAAAACGAAGTGGTACGACGAAAGTACGTTAGAAGATATCTGTAAAATGTAACATTAAATAAGTATAAAACTAAAAGCGATATAGCTTATGTTATATCGCTTTTCGGGTTGACTAATTTTTGGTTATATGTTAAATTACTATGTAAATACGCACATAATCAATTACTATGAATGCCTTTGTCAATTCAACCCAAACTATAAAAATATTTCTTTTAGTAAATACAATAAAAAGGAATATAAAATGGTTTACTACACTTACGAGATACAGTGCAATACAACAAACAAGCGTTATATAGGTTCGCGCATTACTGCAAACAGAGTTGATATTTTAGACGGGTACTACACATCATCAAAAGTAGTTGCGCTATTAATAGAAAAACATGGCATTGATAATTTTAGTGTGATAGGAACTAAACTACACGACACACAAAAAGAAGCGATTAAATATGAAAATATCCTGTTACTGAACGCTAAAAACAATAGGCATAAGTACTTAAATATTAATTTTAGCAGTAGTGTTAATGGAGCAGTAATTAAAACACAAAGCCATATAAAGATTACTAATACGAAAACAAACGAATGTATATACTACCCTAAAAATGTTTCGCTGCCAAAAGGGTGGATAAAAGGTACTAACTGCAAACCACCTTCGAGAAAAGGGTTTAAGACGTATTATAATACTGAAACAGGTATTACACAGATACTTGGGCCACATGATGATAAAGTTGGTTACGTGCAAATTACAGCTTATAAAAAGCTATTAAAAAATAAAATGAAATCTCAAAGGGGTATACGATGCGTATGGATAACAAATGGTACCAGTAACACTAAAATATACAAAGATGAGAAACCAAGAAAAGAATGGTGGTTTGGTAAAACGTCTAAGGCAACAAAGCATATTATAACAAACGGATATGAATCTAAGTGGACCAAACGTACTGATGAAATTCCAGATGGATGGAAGAAAGGAAAACATTATAAAACGTTTAGTACTAAAGGTATGATTAGAATAACTGACGGATTATCAAACAAAATGATAAACTCCAGTGAAAAAGTACCGGAAGGATGGTTTAAGGGCAAAGCAAGTAAAAAAATATACATATATGATAATGTCACGTTTTTAAACAGAAAATTATTACTAGAGTATCTTAATATATCTGCCAACACGTTTAACTACAATCAATTAAAAAATAAATACGATGGTATACTAGTCGTCAAGGAAAATATATGAATATAAAGATACACTACTATAATGAAATATATATGCGTATTGAAACTGAACGTAGCATTGAATATGAATTGCGTGATGAATTTTCATTTTTCGCAAACGGTTATATGTATAATAATAAGTTCAAGAGTGGACAATGGGATGGTAAAATACGCTTGTATAACGGGCGCGACAAAACGTTATACGTTGGTTTACTATTTGATTTATATAAGTTTGCTAAAAATAACGGCTATACAATCACTGTAAACGAGGATGATAAAAATCAATTCAAACCGTCCGTTGTACTTGATGACGCATGGATTGAGCGTTTTAATAATGGTATGTCTTTATATCCATTCAAAGAATATCAAGAAAAGGCTTTTATTCAGGCTATCAAATATAATAAAACGCTTATCCTAAGTCCAACAGGTAGTGGTAAGAGTTTCTTGTTATATGCTATCGTTCGTTACTTGATTGACTGTGGTCACGTGGGTGGTAAGAAGCGTATGCTCATTAACGTTCCAAATATTGGTTTAGTTACTCAATTACTATCGGACTTTAAAGAATACACCACTGATGGTTTTGATATCGAGAACTACATTACCCAAGCGGGTGGTGATAACGTTGAAGATGATAGCAAACCAATTGTTATCAGTACGTGGCAGACTTCTATGCGTAAACCACAAGAATATTTTGAGAGTTTTACCGCATACGCGCTCGATGAAGCACACCAAGCAACTGCTAAAGAAATCACCAACATTATTGACAAACTTGAATTTTGCAAGTTTAAAATCGGTATGACTGGCACACTTGACGGCACCTCAATGCACGAATTAGAAATGAGAGCGCGGTTTGGTAAACTGTATAGAGCCGCAACTACTAAGCAATTGATGGATAGTGGTGACCTTGCTAAGCTTGCAATTGATGCTAGAGTTATAATGTATGGCGAGGACGATATCAAAGCGCTACACAAGGAGATACGTGGCAAAACAGCGGTATTAAAGTATAAGGCTGAGATTGATTATATCGTTGAACACGAAGGTCGTAACAAATATTTAATGGATACTGCATTTGCCACTGATAAAAATACATTGATGCTTTTTAACTATGTTGATAAACACGGTAAGGTTTTACTCGAGAAAATGATGCCTTTACAAGATGAACATTGCAAACGTGTATACTTCATATATGGTGGTGTTAAAGGCAACGAACGTGAAGAGATTCGACAATTGCTTGATAAAAAGCCTCCTGTATGGTACGACATTTATGTAAGCGACAATGAATTTATTCGCATTCGTGGGTCAAAAACTATTACATTAACAGATGGTAAAACAGTAAGTGGTTACGATTTACAGCTTCACAAGAAATATGATATATGTAATGAATGGTTGAGGACTGTTATCGAGAACGAATTACATTACAATACCATTTCATATAATGACGAAGTAAATTACAAATCCACAAAAACTGTTGTTAAACGCGGGTCATGCATTTTGTTAGCGTCATATGGTACACTGACCGTGGGTATTAATATTAAGAATTTACATACGTTATTATTATGTCACCCTGTTAAAGGTCAAATACGGTTATTACAAAGTATCGGGCGTATCCTACGTAAGACGAATGATAAAAATGAGGTAACACTTATTGATGTTGTTGATAACTTAGAAAAGAAAACCGCTAAGAAAACAAGCAAAAATACGCTACTAAAACAGTTTTTAACACGTTTAGAAATATACGAAAAGCAAGAGTTTGATTACAATATTAGTAAAGTATCATTAGAAAATAACCAATAGGGCGTATATGAGTTTTAATATGGATAATTATAGTTTAGAAGACATCATTACTAATCTCTGGTGTGTGATTGATACTGTTACGGGTTTAACCCACATCGGTGTTTTAGTTAATGAGAGTGATAACACTACTATTGTGTTACACTGTCCGAGATGTGTTATTGAGAACGAAAAAACAAACCAAGTTGTGTTAACACAACCAATGTATATTGGGTCACCTAAAGGCGTTTTTAAGCTAAATTGCAATACTGCGAATATACAGTTTAGTCCATGTGATGAAGTGGTTGAAGCTTATATTAAATCATTAATGCAAGCAGAAGAATCGCTTAGTTCTGATATGTATACCATAGACGCAATACAATAAATGAGGTATTATTTTGACAGTTAAAAGTGAAGAAAGGATTAGTGAAGTTACCGGTAAAAATGTTGTTGATTATGTTGATAATGAAACGTTCACTGCTGCAATGCATGCATATGTTACCAGACAAAGTGAGCGTGAAGAAGCAGGTTTAACACGTGAAATGATACCTGATTACATTGGTGCATGCATTCTAAAGATTGTTAACGGTTTAGGGTCACGTCCAAATTTCCGGAACTACACGTATCTTCCGGAAATGAAAGGTGACGCTACGGTAGCAGCAGTAAAAGCAGTACATAAATTTGATATTGAGCGCTGCAAAACTGGTGCATTTGGCTTTATCACTTTCTGCGCTTGGCGCTTCATGGTAAACCGTATTAAGATTGAGCATAAACAGCAATCCATTAAAGAAAGCATGATTATTGACCCAACCTTTGAATTTTATGAAACTATGGGACATAATGATGATGCTGTTAGTATCGACAAAGAAAACAGCATTGATACATACTTCCAAGGAAAAATGAGATAAATTATGAATACAAATAAAATTGAAAATAACTTACAGAAAATCAAGGCTATTACATTTATTAATTCAGTTATAGATATTAAATGCGTTATTGATTTAGAAGACGAGTGCGTATTAAGTTACACGCATAATATTAAATCACCTATTAGAGATAGTAATTTTGGGCATAGTAAACTGTTAGCATATGAAGGCGCCATTGAGTTGTTTCACAAGCTATATGGTAATAATGTACCAGTTGAGAATGAACGCGGTAATGACAGCGAATATGCAATGTCTGACTTAATTTATAATTTTATTGAAACTAATACGTTTGATGTTAAAAAATTAACATCTCTTATTAACACCATATCAAGTAACCTGAACATTACAGGCGCGTTAAATCGCTTAGCAGGTGAGTTTATTCCTAAATTAATGGCGGGTCGTGCAACAGGTCATACACATGCCATCAAACGCTTTATTGTCGATAACCCTAATTTACGAATAGGAGTTGTTGTAAGTGAGTATCAATTTAGAGATGATTTTAAAAAATATAAAAACGCATATATGATTAGAAAGTGTATTGCACCAATCGGTTTCGTTGATGATAGATTACACGGTGTTAAACTTGATTATATTATATATGATGTCATTGGTGATAATGGACTTGACATTAATGCACTTCAACGTGTTTTATATGTAAACACTCACGATAATACTAGACTTGTTGGTTTAGGTAACTAAATTTATATAATTGGAGTTGTTATGTTTGGTATTTCTATGTTACAATACAGTTTATAAAATTGCAGAATGGGAACTAAAGGTAATTTAATATGATGTGGACCTCTGGTGTTTTAGATATTTTTATAAAAACCGAATATTCATACTTAGTAAAAACAGGTATGCTTGAACATGCAATGTTTGAAGAAAATGAAAGGGATTGCCCATACTTGCTTGTTAATGATGTCGATGCGTATATTGAAGAACTTATAGGTATTTGTAAATATAATGATTATGTTATTGGTATTATATGCAACAAATCGAGTGATTTTAAAAAATACAGTCGCATACCTCAGAGTTTTCGCGTATCAGAAAACAGTATACGTGGACGCTCACCAACACACTATATTGTTGACTTTGACTGTATAGATGCAAATATAAACATTGCACACGATGCAATTATGCGCTCATGTAATTTTACAGACGCAAAATATTTTAAAACTAAATGTTTACTACCAAAAGAGATTGTATAATATGTTAGATAGCAATGATGACTTTGACTTCATCGTAAAACAACAGAAGCGCAAAAAGCAAAGTAAATCAACTTCTGCTCTATATGAAGTTACATATACGAAAAACGAATTGGATAACGTTTATGATGTACGCGCTAAAAATGAGGGTGAGGCATCACGTAAAGTAAAAAGTAAGTTTGGTAATGTATCAATATCAAATACAGTAGAAATTTCATAGTGTTTGATTATGATTACGGTTTATTGTTGTTTACCATTACACTTCGTTGTAATGGAACAATTATTATTATTAGAGCGAAGTCAAAAAGTATACGCCTTGCTAGAATAGATATTTTAAAACGTTTTAGTAACGCTGAAGTTGTCGACATTAAATTCATCGAATACGTAAGGTATTAAATTATGAACACTGCTAAGAAAATAGAATTACCTGACTTAATTAATATGGTAGAAAATGTTAGTTATACAATCCTACCTGATAGTACAATTACGGTATGTAAAATTACATTAAAAAGTGGCTTTAAAGCTATTGGTTATAGTGTAACAGTTAACGAAGCTGATTTTAATGAACAAACAGGTCAACAGGTTTCGTACGATAATGCAATTGACACGCTATGGGAACTTGAAGGTTATCACCGTATTGCCAAACAGTATGCTAGTGAACAAATAGATGAAGCTAACACTCACCTGTGGGAAAACAGCACACTTGGCGCTGATATTGAGTATGCACAATTAGCACCACTTGCAGCCGATGTTATGTTGCAAGAAATTGTACAAGATAGAAAAGGTTACTTCGATTATTGTGACAAATATGCACCATCAACTGATGCGAACAGTAACTATGTACTGCCAGAGCTTGGCGTAATTGAACAATATGTTAAAAAATCAAAAATGCCTGATTGTATAATGAACATATTAAAAGCAAATAAATTAACAGTTAGGGGTAGATACAAACAGACTAATCTTAAAGCACCTCACAGAGATAATTAAAACATAAGAATTATACTTGGAACAGCAAAACACTCCATATCATAGACGTAGGTGTTAATTTAAATTCGCATTCATTGGTTGTTATATGTTATACTAAAACAATAGCAAAGACATAACAGCAGTTATATTAGCTGATATTTGAATACAAATAGTAAATATGTATAATGCGTCCTTGCTTAATAGGATTCAACAATTAATTAAGGAGTAAAAAAATGAGCGGTTTTAGACAATACCTAAGGGAAAATGCAGACAACAATGAACAGTCACTTAACGAATCATCAATTACAAGATTTTTAAGACACTTCCAAAAATATGATGCTGCTATTATTACAGCTTTCCGCGATGGTTTTACAAAACGCGAAAACAAAGCGCGTAATAAAGAGTTATTCTCAGCACTTTATGCGGCTGGCTACTCAATTACTCGAGTGGATGGTAGCTACATTGAGAACTTTGATACTAAAGACGCTGTCACAGTAGCAGAAGAATCTTACGTTGTTGTCAACTACAAAGAAAAATCAAACTTTCATGCCACTATCAAAAAACTTGGTATCAAATACGAACAGGATAGTGTATTACTTATCCACAGTGGTGATAAACCGTCTGCCGAATTATTTGGCACTAACAGAGATTCAGTCTGGCCTGCGTACGGTACAGGTGAAAAGACTGGTAAATTATCATTATCAAGTGGAAATCAATTCTTTACGCGCCTACGTAACAAAGAATTTGCGTTTCTGACTGATGAAGACAAAGAGGAAAAGCGCAAGCGTAATAACGGAAAGGTTAATGAAAACAATTATATTGATGTAGGCGATATTGCACCAACTTCACGTCTAAGTAAACAAGGTTGTGTTACAGTAGGCAATCGCATTTTAAGCGAATTAGGTCAAATTTAATCTATTAAGAAGTATATGTTTAAGAGCCTCATTTATTGGGGCTTTTTTGCGCTTGTAATTATACGATAATTGTTATATAATAATTACTAATCAATTGGAGATGCTATGAACAAACTTAAACTTATTAATAAAAATAACGGTATAGAAGTAGATGATATTGGAATTATCAGTTTTTTCTTTACTGACAATAAAATACTAAGCATGTCAATTAATATTATAGATAATAAAATTAGTACTGACATGCTCCATCAAGCCCATGCTGATTATTCGGGAATTCTACACGCGGTTATCGATAAACTAAACAGTGAGGTATTATCAGTCATGGTTGAAGATTGCAACCTGGAAAATAATGCGGATGATTATTACCAAGCGGTTAATGCAATCAAAAAGTATTGTGCGGAGTCGTTATGACACCTGTGCCAGTATCAGATATACGCTCATTCAATAATTGTAAACAAAAAGGAAAATAAATATGTTGATAGGTATTATAACCGATATTCATCTGGATTGCAGAGGTGGTAGTCAATACTTTTTAGACCAATATAAAAAGTTCTTTGATGAACAGTTCTTTCCATATTTAAAAGAACATAACATAACAACTGTTTTAATAGGTGGTGACACGTGGGAAAGCCGCAAGCACATTAACGTTAACACTATGTATCATGCCAAGCGTATGTTTTTTAGTCGTTTAAAGGAAAATAACATTGAGACCATTAGTATACTTGGCAACCACGATGTTGTGTACAAAAATACAAATCAAGTTCATAGTATGGAGTTTGTTGAAGATACTTATAGTAATTTTCGCACTATTTATGATAGCGATGTTGTGGATTTTGATGGGTGTGCAATTGGTCTTATTTCTTGGATAAACAAAGAAAACTTTGATGAACGCTTAAAATTTATTGAGACTGCTAAATGTGACTACTTGTTAGGTCACTTTGAAATTAATGGTTTTGAAATGTCAAAAGGACATCCTTGCGAGAATGGTTTAAAGGCAAGTGTGTTTAAAAATTATACTGAAGTGTGGAGTGGTCATTTCCATATTAGAAGTAAGATTGATAATATTCGTTATTTAGGAAACCCATTCCAAACTACTCGTGGCGATATCGGTTACTCACGTGGCTTCCATGTTTTTGATACTGATGCGCGTGAACTGACTTTTATTGAGAATGAATTTAACATTTACGAAGCCGTATATTTTAATGATGATATCAATATAAAAGAATATGATTTTGACAAGTATACTAATAAAATTGTTATAGTGTATGTGGATAATTTACTTAACGCCAATACTGACTTGCTTAATATTTTTATTGACAAACTCAACCACATATGCCACAAGGTTGAAGTAGAAGAAACTAGTCGTATGCAAGTTGATAACATTGCGGTAGATGATGCTGATGTTAAGTCGCACACAGAAATCATTGCTGATTATATTGATGGTGTTATGGACGATGACGCTCAAAACAGTAAGGTTAAACAGATTATGATTGAACGTTATAATGAATGTATTAACGAGAGTTAAAGTGTGTTATTATGCATATATAAATTAAAGGATGTGAAGTATGTTTGAATTAATAAAAAAGTTTATGAACGCGCTAGGTAAAGACAAGAAAGCTCATATTCTAAAATGCGTAGAAGATGGCGATGACGATGATAGAGAAGTTAAACTTTTTATTGCGTCGGTTTGTGAACACTTAAAAATTAACCGTTTTGATACAGGTATACAAAAAATAATTAGAAACAATATCAGTAAACTATCTACTCACAAACCAGTAGTTACTAAGGTAAAAGTAGCTACCACGAAACCTAAACCTAAGACGATACCGCATACTGCTACCACATCAACTGATAAAATACATAACAAGTCATTTGACGATAGTGGTACAAGGAAATCATTTTTTAACCTTTAAGGTATATTATTATGAACAATCTTAGTGGTCGTGATAAAATTTATAATATATTAACAGTCGTAATTGTTGAGCATCTCAATGTTTTTGCAAGTTTAGATTGGATGTTAGAATGTAGTTTAGATGAATTACGAGGTGGAGCAGAAGCTAATTTACTAGTAACCAAGGCAATTGAGAGGTTTACACATGATAAAGCTTCGTATGATGGGTATAGAGATGATATACTATTAATGATACCAGACATAATTGAGAAGGTTAACAAATGAAGAAGTTAGAATTACAAAAAGTACGTTGGAAAAACTTCTTATCATATGGTGAGACGTGGAGTGAAATAGAATTTACTAGTCATAGATTTACAATTATAAACTCACCAAATGGTTTTGGAAAATCATCATTTATCGAAGCGACTTGTTTTGCATTGTTTGGTAAGACTATACGTAAAGTTCCAAAGTCAAATCTAGTCAATACTAAAAATCAAAAAGGTACATTAGTTGAATTAAAGTTTATTAGTAATGATAAAACATATTTAGTTAGGCGCGGTATCAAACCAGCTAAGTTTGAAATATACGAAGATAAGACATTAATAGCGCAAGACGCAAGTGTACGTGAATACCAGGAAAAACTTGATGCCATCATCGGTATTGACTATAACACTTTTATTCAAACTGTTATTATCAGTAAGACAAAATATGTACCATTTATGAAGCTAGATGCTGCCTCACGTAGAGAGTTCGTTGAGAACTTACTAACATTAACAGTGTTTGGTAACATGAATAAAAAACAAAAACTAATAATGTCAACTTTAAAAGAACAGTTGCAAACACTCAAAAGCCAATATAGTATAAATAAAAATAATATTGAGCAAGCAGAAAATAACGTTAAAAGTATCAATGAACTGTTACAACAGAACCTAACCGAAAAACGCGACTATATTAACAATCGTATTGATGAACTAAAAGATACTAATGCAGAAATAAAAGAATCAGCTAAAAAATTAAAAGATACATTGTACGTTGATGAAGATGATACAATTAACGTATGGGACGCAACGCAACGTTCAATTGTCGATTTAGTAGGTGAGGTAAAACATAGAGAACTTGTGTTAACAAAACTTAAAAATTCTTCTGATACGTGTGGCTCGTGTGGTCAGGAATTAACAGATGCGCATGTTGAGCACACGAATAAAAATATACGTGAGGAAGAGGATGACTTAGAAACGTGTAACATTAAATTGAAACGTGACCGCGAGCTATTATTAAAATTGCAACCTAAGTTTGATTTAATTATAGGAAACACTGAAACAGAACACGAAATAAAAAACATGGTACAAAAAATTAAAGGTAACATTAAGCAAATAGAAAATATTGAGCGTGAACGCGACAGTATTGTATTTGATGATAGTAATGATAAACTTGATGCCGCCAAAGAAAAGTTAATGCAATTCAGAAATGATTATGCTACAATAACGCAAGAACTTAAGGGTTGCAAAGAAGAGTACGAATATAATGCTATCGTTTATGATATGCTGAAGGATGGTGGTATTAAAGCTAGTATCATTGATAAAAGTATTCCACTTATTAACAGCGTTATCAATAAAAATCTTAGTAAGTTTGGCTTCTTTGTGCACTTCCAGCTTGATGCAGAATTTAACGAAACTATTAAACAACGTGGTATAGACGTGTTAACATATGATAGTTTTAGTGAAGGCGAGAAGCTTAGGATGGATATGGCAATACTGTTAGCGTGGCGTGAGGTTGCTCAACTACAGAATAACCTATCGTGTAACGTGCTATTGTTCGATGAAATGACGGACGCCAGTATGGATTTTGAGGGTAGTGAAATTTTAGGTAGCTTGCTTAGTGAATTAGATAATACACACGTATTTGTTATTACGCATAGTCCTGAGAAATTGCAAACATATGCTGATGGCGCAATACATATTAAAAAGGAGAATGGCTATAGTAAAATAAGTTAATCTATGCTATACTTTATTCTTAAACAACAGAGATAATATATGACTGAACAAAGCTGTAAAGATGATGTATCATGTGGCGACCATTGCACAGAGGGTTTATTTTATGATTTAGACGCATTACAAGATATTTTGGATGGTGAGTTTTATACTGTGCCACCTGGATTAAGCCGTGAAGAAACACGTTACTGGCTGTTAAGTAGTCATGAATAGTAAGCAAATAAAACACAATTTAATAATGTTATAGGAATGTATTATGAAAGAGAGAACTATTGAGATTTTAAAATACTTCAGTGAAATCAACAAGAAGATGCTATTTGTTGAAGGTACTGAACTTTGTATATCTAACGTTGAAGGTAGTGTGCTTGCACATGCTGTATTACCTGAGCGTATGAATAAGAACTTCGCGTTCTATGATGTTACAGAATTCTTAGGTACGTTTAATTTGTTTGAAACACCTGATATCACGTTTGATGAAGATTATCTTACTATTGTTGATAGCAAAAATAAGAACAAAGTAAAATACTATTACAGTTCATCACTTGGTATCATCAACGTATACAATACGGATATCAAAAGCAAAACTGGTGCTGAACTAGCTAAATTTACACTAGAGAAAGGTGCGCTTGATACTGGTAAGAAAGCAAGTTCTATATTAGGTCTTAATGACTTTATGCTTACTGTTAATGGTGTTAAACTGTTAAACTTAGAAGCAAACAACCACGGAAACGAGTTTGATTTAGAAGTTAAAGACTTAGAAATTATTGACAAAGATGGTATTAACGAATCCGAGCGTGTTCTCATTTTTAAAGAACTAACCTTTATCCCAGACACTTATTATGTTACCTTCTATGATAACTTAGTATCGTTTAAATCAGCCAATGGTGATGTTATCTATTACATTATGTATGTTGATGTTTAATCAGTAAGAATATAACTACCGTAGTATTTTAAATTATATCATTATATATAGAGGATTTTATGGAAAAGCAAGAAAGCTATTTATGGGTAGAACGTTACAAGCCACACTCAATCTCTGAATGTATTTTACCGAATCGCATTAAAGATTCGCTAAGTGATTTTGTTGAAAGTGGCGAAATAAAAAACTACATTGCTGTTGGACCTGCTGGTTGTGGTAAGACTAGTAGTGCAATGGCGTTATTAGAACAAATGGACGTACAGTACTTGTTTATTAACGCAAGTTCTGAAGGTAGCATCGACACTATCCGTAATAAGGTTACACGTTTCGCAACCACTAAAAGTATTTTAAGCACTTACAAAGTGGTTGTGCTGGATGAGTGTGATTATCTTTCGATGAACGCACAAGCCGCATTACGTGGTATTATGGAACAGTTCTACCAAAACTGTCGCTTTATTCTAACTGCTAACTTTGGCAATCGCGTATTGGAGCCGTTAAAATCGCGTGCACCTGTGGTTGATTTTAGTTTTAGTAAAGCAGAAAAGAAAGATATGATGAAGGTTTTTCTACCACGCATTGCGGGTATTTTGGACGACAATAACGTCACATATGATAAGAAAGAACTTGTCAAATTCTGCGTAACAACATTTCCGGACTTTAGACGCACACTCAACCTATTACAACGTGCATCTGTTAATGGTGTTTTAGATTTTGCGTTGGCTAGTAGCGTAACTGATGAAACTATTACAGAACTATGTCGTTACATTACAGGTTTAGATTTTGATAATATGAGTAAGTGGGTTGCTGAGAACGTTGATAATGACGGTCATATTGTTAGACGTGCATTATATGATAAGCTTAAGCCTGTACTAACTGACGAATCAATACCTGCGCTTATCATGATTTTAAATGACTTTGACCGTTATGAGGTGCAAGTTAAAGACTTAGAAATCCATATGAAGGCGATGTGTATTACTATTATGCAAGAATGTGAATTTGCAGCATAGGTATTAACACTAGACATCAAACTTAAAATATTGTATACTATAGAAGTAATGATACGTTTATTGTTACTTCTATTTTTATTTATGGGGATTATTATGAGTTATTATACGTCAGGTGAAATAGTAAGAATTCGCGGTGAGCAAGGTCTGTTTGAAATTGAAAGCATTGTAGGTTGGACTGGAAAGGTTAATGTTAAATGTATATATACAGGAAAAACACTTAATTATATATGCGAAGGTGTATTGGTCAAGGTAGCCATCCCAAACAACCGTAGTGAGCCGTCTGTTGGCAATGTTAATGTTAACGTTATTAAGACTGGTGATGTGGTAACCGTGAAAGGATTCACTGTATGTTTTAACGTTATTGCCATATACGGTAATACTGTAGAATTATTACATATTCAATCAGACGAACGTGGTAAGTATTTATCACATACTCGATTACCAGACATTGCGATTAATTCGATTAATTTAGCTAGTACAAAATAAATAAGGGATATTATGAGTGATATAGTAAGAATTAAAGGTTTTAGTTTTAGTTTTACAGTGGTTGATGTGATTGGTCACCAACGCATATGTAATACGTCTGTGAAAGTATGCATGTAGAAAGTATTAACGTTATTACATGTATATGAGAATAATAACGCTGAAGTTAAGGACCTAATCATCAATGGCGTTGGTGCTGACGCTTGTATTTTTACCTAAAAGGTTGTACACTATATGACAGACATTCTTAATCCGTTTGATGTAGCGAAAAATATTAACTCGAAAACTGGCAACATATCGTTTGGCGATAAAGCTAAAAAGGTTCCAATGTTCGTGGTTAATAAAACGTTTAGTAATACAATCGACAGTTTGATGTATGCAAACGAAGTAAATAAGTTTAGTATTGACGACAATCAAATGTCCTATGATTTTTATTATTATGCGCTACCCAAGAAAAAACGGTTTGGTAAATACAATAAGAAGCCAAAAGCAGATGAAGTATATGATTCAGAGTTCGTTGATGCTATAATGGAAGTGTATAAATACTCGACAGAAAAGGCATTACAGTGTACTGATATTTTGAGTGACCATAGAGACGATATTATTAAGTTAGTTTTTAAAGGCGGAATGGAGAACAAAAATGGCGTTAAACGTAGATGATTTAGTAAACATTATCGGTGAATCAATGTTACCGATTGAAATTGAACCGTTGGCAGACGATGATTTTTTAGTTGTTAAAGAAACATTAACCCGTATAGGTTTTACACAAGTAACAGATGATAGCAAAAAGCTATTTCAAACCTGCCATATATTACATAAGAAAGGTCGTTATTTTTTAACACACTTCAAACATATGTATTTGTTCGATGGTAAAATCCAACACACCAACATTTTAGACATTGATATCAATCGTCTTAAATACGTTGCGAAGCTATTAAATGATTGGAACTTAATTGTACCATTAGACACTAATACACTAAAAGGTGATACTGCTGAAGTTAGGGTCTTAAAACATAGTGATGCTCGCGGTTGGCAATTAAAACCAAAGTATTTTAATTCTTTTAACACAGAAACAATGGGAAATAAATAATATGAAACTTGAAGTATATAAAATTGAGCAATCAGCAATTACACCAACACGTGCTACAGAACAGTCTAGTTGCTTCGATGTGTATGCATGCTTACATGATGATATTAGTGTTTATTACAAAGGAGGTAAAGGTGTTAAGTCAATTCAAACAAACGACGGACGAGGGAAAAGCATCGTAGTTCGTCCACGTGAGCGTATTGCTGTACCTACCGGTATCATTTTAAATATCCCTGAAGGTCATGATGTTAAATTATATGCACGTAGTGGATTGAGCTTAAAGAATGGTATTGGTTTATCTAATAGTGTTGGTGTTATTGATAATGATTATAAGGACGAGCTATTTGTAACTGTTATCAACAATTCTGATGACGTATTTATTCTTAGCGACGGTATGAGCATTGCTCAATTTGAACTTGCAGGAAAATTACAGTATAAGCTCGAAGAAACTACTGACAAACCACAAACAACTACTGACCGCAAAGGCGGACTAGGCAGCACTGGAACTGACGCTAAGAAAGAAGAGTCACCACAGCCAGCACCTGAAGTAGAAGACAAGCCTGTACAAGCCGATAAGCGCAAAACAAAAATGACTGACACACAAACCGAAACCAAAACAAACAAGGTATAATTTATGATTGGCATGTTATATTGCAAAGACTTAGGCGAGATTGTTGGTGATATTGAGAAAAACATCGACAATCGTACGTATACAATTAAGCACCCGCACCGCATACAAATGACAGAACGTGGACCAGTCATTATTGGTTTGCTTAGTATGACTACAGCTGATACTATTGAACTTGGTGCTGATGCATTGATTTTTAATAAGATTTTTGAACTTGACCCGCAACTAGAAAAAGAAGTTAAATCAACAATCACACCAGAAAGTGGGCTTGTTCTACCTGAAACTAAACTACACTTGCAATAGGATAAAATTATGACAACGTTTTCAGACTACCTTAATGCTGAAAAAAACGTAGACGATGTCCCTCCAGCTGACCTAACAGAGGCATCGATAAGTAAAGTTTTTAAAGTCACACACGATTGGAACCCTGGTTCCAAAAAAACAATCGAAGCGTTCTATGCAAAATATGGTGATGTTAAAAACGTGTTACTTGAATTTCATGACCACGTACCAAGCACTTACACTGTTATGATGTATGATGACATTAAAAATGCACAAAAAGCAAGCAAAGCGTTTGTAAAAGAGGCGCGTTCTGAGGGCGTTGATGTTGATGTTAAGGTTGATAAAAGCACGTTGCACACTAAAGAGAGTGATATTTTACGTGGCGGTGTGGTTGACATTGTGCACACTATCAAATAGTTAACTACTTTTATTTTACGGGATACATTTATGATTGATAAAGCTGATACTATTGAACTTGGTGCTGATGCATTGAT